AGAATTTAATGCGGCCAAAGCAGGTGAGGAAGAATGAAAGTGAAATACGATGATAGAGAAGTTGATGTCGTTCCATACGACTTTGACCAAGAGCGAGATGAAGCATACACACAGATGTGTGTGTGGCCAGCAACAGTTGTTGAACCTGATGAAGTGGATAAAGTACAGGAATGGTTTGGTGAAATGTTTGAATTGGAACATCCAATTCACATTGTAGGTTGTGTGCTGACCAAACCAGATTGGAATAATGGAAAGGCCGTTAAAGACACTGGTGGAAGGTGCGACTTCTTCTTCTTTGTGCATGGCGCTGACATTGGCAAGTTCGCAGTACCACGATTACAGTTCGGTATCAGATGGTGGGAAGATGTAGTGGGCAATAAAAGCCACACCATTTACCCATCTAAGTTCTTGAAACAAGCAAGGGAGGAATACTCATGGTGAAGGATTACAGAGGAGAGATGGATATTGGAAGAGAAGTACGACACTTTAGTGATATGCCACCGCACAAGTACACAAGTGATGAAGTCATTGTAGTCTATGGTGATTCTCGTGGCAACACAGTCAATGAAGATGCCTTTGATGGATTCTTACATTGGGTATGGAATGAACTCAATGCTGAGAAAGTTAAACAAGAACAACCGTTGTTTAGACACAAGGTAATCTTGATTCAAAGCATTCCAAATGCTGATAGCGACATACAGTATATGTCTAACGAAGTAGTAGTCACTGATGACATGCCAAAGGAACTCAGAGATGAGTATGGTCTTGAAGTCGGTGATGAATACTCCATGATTGTCATGGGAGTATATACAGCACTAAGAAGCAGAAATCCCACACACACACGAAAATCTTTCAGTGCTGGAGATGACATGTGGGATGAATTGGGGGATTTGCTTTGATGTTTATATGCATCTCAACCCCCACCAAAGGTGGTGAAAACCAATGAGCGAAAACGGAAACGAAAACGGAACGGTGAATAAAATGGAGAACGAAACAGAAGTACAAGATGCGATTGTTAAATTGATAACGAAAGTGGTTGAAGAACAGTGGGGACAATTTGTTGCCAGTGGCTTTGATGTGGAAACACATGTCAAGAATGCAATTGATAAAGTGGCAATGGAACTAAAGGATGAACAAGAATTGACTGGTGAAAAGGTGTTTGAAGCACTTGATGGCTATGTTGATTGGGATGACATTGTTAGCAATGTCATTGACGGTTCATATATTGAAGAAAACATTGACTGGTATGATGCTGCTTCACGAGTTGAAGATAACATTGACTGGAATGATAGAATACGAGATAACATTGACATCTATGACATAGCAAGTGAAGTGCGTGATGAGATTGATGTTAGCGACCAAATCCAAGAGTCTATTGTTGACTGGGTGAACAATGGTTGCAGTCAAGTTGATACTGTTGCAGAGCAATTGTATGACAGAGCAATGCGACGAAAGGGGAATGATACCGATGGTGATACAGTTGTCTTATCCCGTGATGAGTACAACCGCATTATGGAAGTCGTCAATTTCATCCGACCTGCTGTTGAAGCACCTGTGGCAAAGACCGCTACAGATATTGCCAATGAATTGGTTGCTGAAGTGGATGCACAAGAAGCAATGAACTTAGTCCAATCTGCTATCGTTGCCAAAGCAACGGCTGACGCACAAGCGTTAGTAGCAGCAGCAAACGGTGAGTCCAATGACGGACAATCTTCTGAGTGATGACCAGTACCATGCATTAGATTATGATGCTTGGCAGCGCCATGTCTATGCTACGGGCGACCAGCGATTCAATACGATTTGTTTGGCTTGCAGTACGGTTCGTGCCGTCAGTAATCCGCTACGCAGTAATACAGTGTGGTGGGTATGCGCTGATTGTAAGGAGGAAGAAGAATGAAGTGTGCAATCTGTGAATGTGAGATTGAAAAGAAGTACACACCTGAAGGTGTGATGTATTGGGACAAGGGCGAAAGTGGTTGGCCTATTGTTGATGGTCGTGTATGCGGTATCTGCAACCATGAGTTTGTCATACCTCGTCGTCTTGCTCTGATATACGAAGAAGATTTCATGGTTGATAAGTGGGGTGAAGAAGAATGAGTGATGAGATTAAACCTTGTGATAAATGCAATAAGATGGAATGCGAAAGAACTGAATACCCAGATGAACCTTGTGAATACATACCTAAGTGTGAGTTCTGTAAAGACAAAGAAGCAACCAAATGGTTGTATCACGAAGATGCTCACCATATATGCAAGGTGTGTTATGATGAGTGGCATAAGCAACCAACGGGGTGGTGGTGATGAACATATTTGTACTTGACAATGACCCTGTAGTAGCAGCGTCATACATGGACTGTCAGCGTGTGCCGAAGATGGTCGTGGAGTCTGTACAAATGATGGCATGTGCCGTCATTCGTCATGGTGCTACACCTGACCAGATGCCATTGACATCAAAGGGAACTCCGCACAAAGGTGGCTACCACCACCATCCCTGCAGTCGGTGGGCGGGTGATAACCGTGCCAACTACCTATGGCTGACTAAACATGCAATAGCACTATGCAACGAATACAACAAACGGTTCGGCAAACAACATGCATGCTACAAAGCCATAGTCCAACTGGGTCTTATGCGGAACATGATACCTGATGGTTGCATGACTCCGTTTGCATTAGCAATGCCTGACGAGTTCAAATCTGATGATGCGGTGCAATCGTACCGAGACTATTATCAAAGCAAAGACAATGTTCACTACCGCCATAGTGAGCAACCCGCATGGTGGGGATTACCAAACCTGTGGGCTTTGGCGTGATGCTTTATATGCATCTCAAATGCCACCATGATTGGTGGCCAAAGGCGACAAAAACAAAAGGTGATTACAAATGGGATTACGAAGAATAATGAAGAGAGAAGAAAGCCATGACAAGATGGCAACGGCAAAATACGGATACAATGACGAAGGTCGTTGGGTTGTCCAGAACGAAGATGAAGTCAAGATACCTGCTGATAAGCGGTGTCTTGGTGTGCGAAGTGGCAGACGAGGTTGGGGCAATACCCAATGCTCAAACAAAGCAACGCAAAAGAATCAAGGGATTCTATGTAAGAAGTGTATGGATGATGCTCAAGAGAGTGTGCATTCAATTGTGAGCAAAAGCATTGATGCAATCTTAGAGATTGACCCACATGCTGATGCTAATGAAGTTGAAGCGTGGATTAAAGACCCTGACCAACAATTCAGAGAATGGAAAGACACTCCATTGGATATATACTTTGGATATGGATACAATACTGAAACAGGCAAGTTTTGTTTGAACCATGATTTGATTGAATACAATCAATACATTACACCGACATTCATTACAGACCGTGTTGAGGCAAGACAGGAAGAATACACAGGACAGATGTCAGGTTGGTTTGATGTCCCATCACCAATCATAGTTCAAAACAACGGTGAGTGTCATGGTCGGTATGGAGATATGCAAGAACCCGAAGTATCTAAGCGTAGGATTGAATCTAACTTGTTATTCATTAGTGGTGAAAAGACACCAGTGGGTGTTTGGAATTACAATGGCAAAACGGTTCAGTTGTATCTCAACTACAAACATGCAACTCATGTACAAGTCGTTGATGGTGATGTTCAATGGTTCATCAAGAAAGATGGTGAGTATGAATTATTCCCATCTGCTACTGACATCAAAGAGCATGACAAGCAACAGCGACATAACAAATCAAACTACGGTGCAATAGTATTGAAGAAAGCCAACAACTTGGTTCAGTTGATATACGCTTATGCTGATGGCAATGATGAATTGTTGTCCCGTCTTAACAGACAAATGTCTGTTGTTGAAGAATGCCTTGAGTGGCAAGAGCAACGCAGGGCTACCAATCAACAGATGAATCAAGCATGGCTTGACGCTGAAACTCCACCATCCAAAGAACTACCAGATATATTGGGGTGAACTGGAGATGGAAATACAATCAGTGATACACACCAACGGCACAATCTATTCAACCATATGGAAAAACGGTGAGATGCATACAGACACTAAGGAGTTGAACAAACACTCTATCAACTTAGCGAACAATGAACACCGCACCCTCATTGATTACGATGAAGGGTTCTGTGGTCTGCGACTCACATGGGAGTATAACTGTGAACCATTTGGCCTTGAACCGAGCGAGGATGAATGGAGAGTTAGTTGGACTTTAGTTGAAGATGAATGGCAAGATATACCTGACAAGGCATATACATTCATGGATAAACAATTGGAGGGAAAAGAATGACACTAGAATGTGAACAAGCAAAGCAAATGGAATGGACTCAAGGTGCTGGTAAAGTACTGAAAGCATTAGGCGAAGCGCTGATGAAACAGGAATACAATGATGCCGACAAGTCCACAGAAACCAGAACAGACCCACGCATCATGGTGGTGGATTTGCACACTGGTTCAACGATTACACTCAAGACAACACCACATAGTGGTGGTAAGACAGACGGTTCAGGATATGTTCGCTATCCAGATTACGAGCAATCCAATCCGAACCGTGTCCCACCGACACTACAGGTATCTGTGCTATTGAATAAGATGGCAGGTATGCTGGGTGGTCGGTTAGCAGAATCGGCTCTCAAAGAGATAGCCGAAGCAATGGAAGAAGCAAACAAACTGCGTCTTTCAAATGACAAAGAAACATACAAGCACTGGTTGGCTGAGCATTCAGCATACCCAGAGCAATTGAAGAGTGCGCTTGAAAGAATCCGTAGCATGACGGTCAAGCCACAGAAGGGAGATACCCTAATTGAAATGCAAGCGATTCCACACATGGTTGCTACGGCATCTGTTTCAGAGATTGAGGCAATTGTAGCACCATTCGTGATGGAGATTTTGGAGGAATACCAATGATAGGAACAGAAGAAGTAATGGAAAACATAGCAATGATTGTGAACGAACACAGCGAAGCGCTGACTGAAAGAATTATCAGCGCGATGAATGTGGGTGCATTTGATACTGATGCATCTATGACACTTGATGTGTCAGAAGAAGAGTAATTGTGGTGATTGACAATGACATATGAATACAATGCTCGGACTCCCGATGCAAGGTATCTATGGAGTCTAACGCCATCAGAAGTTGATGATGATGGCTACTACGATTTCGGTGGTGTAGTTCAACCGATACTAGGTGTTGAGTTAAGGCCACCGCCCCCCGATGATGATGAAATGTATCCAGTAATATCTCAGCGATTGGCAATAGAAGTATTCAAATCCTGCCCTTCGTGTGGTGTGGCTGTTGGGAATACCCGCCCCCTCTTTGCGTGTGGTAAATGGAGTGTCTATCCATGTACCGAATGCAAGTGGGTTTGGGTTGAACAACTTGACACACTGGAGAAGATGGCGTGAGAGAAGATACGGATTGGCAACCAACAGAAGCAGAGATAGCGTGGACTAAAGACGCGCTGGAACAGATAGCAGAAGGAGGCACCTGGGCACCTCATGGATTAGAATATGAGCGCACAGGTGCCTCCTCACTTAGATTAGTTAGCATGGTTCACCATGCTGGCACAGTTGAAGCACATGCGAGAATATGCAAAGTGCTTGAACATCTTAAGTGGGACATTGATGATGATAGTGTGGAACGGATTTCCCACGATGTCCCCCCCGAACTACAGGCACAAGCCCAACAAGCAGAACTAGAACGCATACAGGCGATAGTATCTGGTTGGCTATGTCCCAATGAAGAATGTGGGAAGCCACTTGTTGATATGCCACTTGAAGAAGTGGTGTGGGCTAACGAAGGACTACAGGCATATATCAACCCAGAAACGGGTGAAGAAGGTGAGGCAACGCGCTGGATGGCGCACATCACATGCGACGATTGTAGTCAGAACATTCCTATGAATCCCCTTGATTACGGATATATCGCAGGGGAAGATTTGTTTTACACATGGAGATTCAATGAGTTATCAGCACTGCGTGTGCTAACAAGAGAACAAACCGTTGATTTAATTGACAATGGTGGAGAAGGCATAGCACTTGGTTCTCAGTTTAATGAGCAAGAAGTCCCCCCGCACATGCAGGGAACATACTGTAAGTTAGTATCAATAGATGAATTAACACTCGGTGAAGAGGAATGAGAATCGTTAGACCACTCATCATTTATTGCGTGTGTGGTCTAGTAGGAGCATTAACTTTCTTAGGATACCAGAAAGAAGGAAAAGATGTCTGTTCATTCAAATGTGGGTGCGATAATCCTACTGTTAATTGGGACAATCCGTATGTGAATTGTTGAACGGCCTTTATATGCATCTCCAATCCCACCTTTGGTGGAGAACGATAATATGGTATCCGAAGAAAACGAATATAATGAAAATAGAATGGTGATTATTGGAACGATTGAAGAATCCAATGACAAACAAACAAAGGTGCAATACGAGGCAATCAGCGGTAGCAGAACCGTCTGGATTCCCCGAGATGCATTGGTATCAAAGGCAAAGACCCACGATGGATTGACGGCATTTCTCGTACAGTCCGCAGAACTGACGCATGGATTATACAATCCAGTTGACCAGTTTGATGGGATTAAAGCACCTGTGATTACCGAACCAGAACACATTGAGTTGGCTGGTGCTTTGGAAGATGGCGTGGCTTCTGCCAACATCAAGTTCCTTGTCAAGGAACAGAAATCAAACAACACACCAGATTTATTTTCATTGAGCAATAACGATGAAAAGAACGAACCCACCAATCAAGAGATTGATGACTTTGATGACTCAGTCATGCCAACAAGCACTGAAGGGTCTATTGATGTCGGAACGATGATGACTGGTGGTAATGATGCAGTATGGGGCGGTGCTTTGACCAATGGTGGTCGTGATGACCTAGTGGCACATGATTGGAGATTTACTCCGACTATGAAACCATTGTTCACGGCACATCAAGAGTCCGAGAACATGGCTCCTACATTTGCACCATTAGCAGATAAGAAAGGTGAACCGATTGCATTCGGTGTATTCAATCCTACATACGCTAGTGAAGCAAGACCTGAAGGTGCGTTGTTGGCAACCGTTGGGAAAGATTACTTCCCATTGGCTTATCCAATTGCGTATGACCCAGTTCTTGACTTAGCAGCACAGAATGGTTGGAAGGCACAAGTGCATGCTTACAACGAAGGTGGCAAAGCCCGTTTGGATTGTGATGTATCACAAGCAACACAGTCAAAGAAACTCGCTGCTCAGCGATTGAAAGATGGTGGCCACTCATGGTTGAGTACCAATCTGATGGATAAAACGGCAAGGTCGCTTGACGGTCTATACCGATATGGATTCAGCATTAACAATTCCCTTGACGGGACTCGTGCTTTGTCTGTTCAAGCGGTTGCTATGAGAACATACTGTACGAACCTTGCGGTGATGGGTAGTTCTCAAACGATTGCATCTATCAGACACAAGAAGGGTGCAATGAAAGACCAGAACTGGGATTTGTTTGCCAGCAAGATTAACGATGTAATCGTTGATGCACAGCGTCAATTGGTTGAGATGGAGTTCATGCAACACATTCCAGTTGATACTCAACTGTTTGAGCGATTGATTACCCTTTGTGAAACAAAGGGGTTGATTGGTTGGCCTAACAAGAAGCCAGATATCAAGAACAACAAGGTTGTTGGTGAAAAATTGACAGGTGGCCACATGTGGAGATTGGCTATGGATGGCTGGACTAAGCCACAGAATGAATGGGTCAATGTCAGCGACGAGCAAAGTGGAACACTTTACCATGCTTACAATGTCTTGAATGGTGCTATCACACACAAGCCAACTTGGACTGATGGGAAGCAAACACTCAAGGGTCGCACCGTTGGATTTGAAACACTCAATCGCAGATTGAGTACGGTTCACGATGTAATGACTGGTGTCCTACACCAAACGGTCAGCGATTACAGAGCAGATGCTGGCGTGGATAGAATCGGTATCACCGATTTGAGCGACATGAAGGCATATGTCAATGAGGAAGGACTATCCAAATTGAATGACATTCCAATGGCAAGTGAGGTATTGAACCTTTGAGATTTGATATAATCTTGACTGAGGATACACGGGAGGAATAGAAATGACAACGAAAGGGCGACGAAGAGTAGCAATAGCGAGAGCAATGGATTTAGTTCGGTTGGTGTGCCGAGTACAAGGTGGCCACCATCAGGATTATAGGAATGAATTAGGGTTCACCAAAGGTGAGTTCCAAACCGCGCTGAGGTATGCCATTGAAGATGGCATGGTCAGACAGACAGGCCGAAGGCGTGGTGCGAGATTATACCCCACAGACAAAGCATCACTTAGGATGACTGAGAGGCCGAAGGATGCAATTGAAGCCAGCCGTAGTGCTATGGTGGAATTGAACAGGTTTAGCGACAAACCTTGTTCATACTGTAATGTAGCAGATGTGGACCCGCTTATGGTCAGAGCCAATGAAAATGGTGATTTTGACTTTGAAGATGAGTTCAACAGAAACAGTGCTATTCGGCAATCGTTCCATCTGTGTCAGCGTTGCTTTGAACATAGGATGCCAACACATGCTAAGTTCTATCAAGATAATGAGTGGATGGATAAGTACCCACAATGGGAAGCACAGTTAGACATGGGTCATCAACAAGTATTCAGATTCGTCAAGTGGTGTTATTCACCAGACATTGAAGGAAAGACATCATTGTTTGCCCGTGTAGTTCCGCTTGACAATGAAGGTGAAGAGTATGGCGCTCCTGAGGTTCACATCAATTTCACATTCTTCAAGGATGATGGAAGGGCAACCTTTGGTCGTGGATACAGATACATGCACAGACTCTTCTCACACCCAAACCAGTTATGGGGAAGGAAGATTGTCGTTTCTAGAGAACGCCACAAAGTCCGACGAAGTGGTGGTGCGGGTTGGTTCTGGAGTTGGACTCCATACCCTCGCATCCCACTTCACATCAAGAGAACGATGGAGTTGGATGACGAAACATACACTAACGAGTATGATGATGGTTATGCTGGTATCCCAGAGGATAGCACACTTCCACAACATCATATCCATAGCGTAGTCGCTGAAGGCGATTTCACAGTCATTAAAATCCGTAAAGGATTTGACACATACAAACAAAGATTCCGTGATTTACATGATGCAGTACTAGCATTCCTTGCTGGTGAACTGTCATTAGTTGAATTGGAAGATAAAATGCAGGAGGAATAAGCATGGCAAACAGAAAGAGAAACAGAAACAAAAGCAAGAAGCAAGAGAACAAAGGGATTTTTGACCCAGTGGACTTAACAAAGCAACGCCCCAAAGCAATGGAAAGGGCGAACAGTTTGTTTAAGTTCATTCAACAGAATCCGAACTGTGTGCGAGGGGACATCATCAAGGTTGTCCGTTGGGCTAACAAAGATAACATCAGACAACCACTACGCATATTGGTCACTCAAGAGCGTATATCGGTGAACACCAAAGACCACCCATACACATTCAGTGCAAGGTATCTGCAAGGTGTAGCATGGTCGCAACATCTTGAGGATAACGGAAGGATTCAATCACGCAAGTGTCAAGGTATCAAGAAAGATGGAACGGCATGCCGTGTCCCTTCACTATACATTGGTGAAGATGGATACTGTAAGTTCCATCGTGGTCAGAAGTTCTTGAAGGAAGAATCAACTGAATCTCCATACGAGCATGCTGAGATACCAGCACCACCGTTCAAACCATATCCATATGAGCCAAAGGACTTCCCGAAGCGTGAGCCGAAGGATTACTACCCACCAATGCCTAAGTTGCCAGCAATGACAAATGACTTGAGGCCAAAGACAACGCATGTAGGTGATGCTAACGGTGTGAAAACCATTGTCATTCATCCTGATGAAACGGTTGTCGTGAAGGTCAAAGCGGTTGAGCAAGACGATGAATACAAGTTATTGATTCTCGGATTCCTTGCTGGTGAGAAAACGATTTCCGATTTGAAGAAGGCGGTGATGGAATGAAGGTTGAGAATATGGTTGAACCGAGAAACTTGATGATGCTTGACTTCATTACGAAGATGGCACAATGCCACAGGAGGTTGTATGCCAAATCTGACCAAGTGCCATTCTATGCTGGGACATACAAGATGTTCAAAGAAGATGAATCGTACAGGAATGAGTTGTGTATGAGCATATGCAAAGAGATATCTGAAGAGGTTGGTGAGGTAGCAGACGGATTCAACATGGATGAAAAGCAAGTGGCCATTGAATTGGGATATTACTTCCGCCATGATTGTCCCTTTGATACTGCTAATCAAAAGACACAGTACAATGCACTATGCTTAGGAACATTTGAAGATTGGTTCGCTGAGATGTGTGTATCTAGGTTAGGCCATTACTTGAAGGATGCAAACTGGAAGAACGCACCTGAAAAGATATACGAGAATTACTTTGAAGATGGGCTTCCATCACTACGAAGTATCATTAGTATTGGTGAACAGTTGATGCCTTTCATGGGTGCAGATTTGTTTCACATTCTCGGTGTAGGTAAAGAAGCAGTTGCCGAACACATAGAAAAAGACGACACGATTACCAATGCAGATTGGTATTGGGAAGGTGTTGTCAAAGATATGTTTGAAGAGATAGCAACGCACGGCACAACTAACTTTGATGAGACTGATGGTGTTTCTAAGACAGATGCACATGAGTACTATGATGAATGGATGTGGGACATCATAGCATCACGATTTGGTTGGGGTAGTTTGTCATGGGAGGACTTAGGAAACTGGGGATGCAATGAAGTTTCATTCCAAGCAATTCTTGAGCGTGTGGTCATATACAGAGCAGGACAATTCATCAAACAAGATTACTTCCCAAGCGAAGAAGCAGTTGAAGATTGGCGGAGGGATAACCAATGAGGCCAAAGAGTATCAAAGAAGCCGAGTGGTATGTGTTGAACTATCTTATCACGGGTGAAGGTGCTAATCTCACAGACCTTGCAGATGACTTAGGTGTTGGTGATGACAAGGTTGTTGAAAAGCGATTCAAGACGGCATGTGCTAACATTCACAAGGTATTGACATCTATGATTTCAAAGCGACCAGAACCACAGGTGGTTGAATGAGTCGTGGAGTTAAACCGAAGGTGCTACATGTGGGAAGCAATACTGACCACACTAAGTACAAGTGTGGCGCTCCCCGTGTGCATTGGAATGACCGATACATGACAGATGAGTTCGCACAAAGTCTGCCACGATGTTTAGATTGTGGCCTATATGATTTAGGAACACCACAGAATGTGGTGGTAAAAGAAGTCGCCCCGTTGCCTGATTTGTTTGGTGGAACACCAATCATTGATGATGACGAAATTAAATCCAGTCTTGAGTGGTGGGCGCAATGACCATCAAGACAGGTAAAGAAACAGGAGAGGAAAAAGAAATGGAAACAGAAGCAGTATGCAAATGCGATGGAAAATGTGATGGTGGCACTGGCTGGAAATGGAAGTCAGCCGATTTGGGCAACAGGATTGCTGGCCACAAAGCAGGAAGATATTGGGCTGAAGTATGCCCCGATTGGGAAGGTGATGAATTACCACCAAACCCGCCAGGTATATCTGACATGACTAGATACATGAAAGGTGGCATCGGCCACAAAGGAAGCAAGCAGGTGATTGACTATGGGAACTAGAAGCACAACTACGATTTGGGATGGCGACCAGAAATTGCTATCATTTTACAGACAGTTTGATGGATACCCAAGAGGTCATGGCCAAGCACTGGCTGACTTTTTGGCACGATTTGACATCACGAATGGAATTAGATTCCCAGATAACCGTGAAGATAAAACTAGACCGAGAGCCAACGGACCTCAGTGTTTAGCAGCACAAGTTCTAGTGCATTTCAAAACGGGCATTGAGAATTGGATATTCCATTCAGATGGAACTCGTACACTACAACAAGGCGACCATGTTGGTGGTATCTATGTGATACCACACGAACAAGCAGGTGGCCATGCATTTCACTATGATGTCATCATCAACATTGATGGTGATGGTTCAGGATTTGACCATGCATATTCAATTGAGATACAAACCGACTACGGTTGGGTTGGGAAGCCAGAGGACTTTGATGGCTGGGAACATGAGGAGATGATGAAAGATGAGTAAGCCAGATTATTCTAATCAAGAGAACATCACGCTAGTTGAGATACCCGTCAAGGGTTCAGGTTCGGACAAGTTCAGCATTCGTGTGGATAGGATACGCTTTTTGGATGATGATAGTCGGAACGAGATTGATGTCCGAGTGTGGTCAAACACAGGCAGACCATCTCGCAAAGGACTCCGTATGACCATAGACCAAGCACGACAAGTGAAAGATGCAATAGCGATACTCATAAATGAATTAGCAACTGAGGATGGTGCTGATGGCGAAGCCAGCATATGATTTTAGGAAACGGTTTGCTTCCGTGAATGACCTTGCTAAGTTTGTTTGTAGTTCTTATATTGAGAATGAAGGCGTGTCCGTCATTGCTCAACATATGGCATTAAAACTGTTTAATGCGCTCAATCTGCGACTCAATACATCACCACATAAGTTGGTGGTGGAATGCATATATCTGACCTTGAATGCGATTGGTGTGCCAACTACGGTGCGTCAAGTGTCCGAAAAGACCACGAAACTCTATGGATTCCGTATCAGACCAGAGCCATATCGTTGGATTGCCGATGAAATGGATACTGTATGCAAAATGTTGAAGTGCGAGCCTACTGACCTCCCCTTGAGAGGGGCATTAGGTGGAGTTATGGGTAGCGGGACATCAAGCGGATTATCTTCGTAGTGATGCCTCATGGAAGGACAAGTACGCATCTATATGCGACTTCATTCAATCACATGACGATTGGATAGAAGCATTTGTGCTTTGGTATGATGATGAGGCAAGGATAGCCACATCATGGTTCACATCACGCGCTCCTGACTATTTTGGGGTTCATGTTGAAGAATGGTTGGAACTAACTAAGAATCAACCAATAGTCCCACTCATAGCATCTGAATCGGATGGTATTGACAGTAAATGGTCAATAGATGACGCATACATAGTCCTAAACTCGCTACATGACCGTGAACTACACGGCATTGTCAATGAGTTATCACAAAGCGAAGCACATCTATTCTGGCAGGTCGCGCTCGGTGATTCACCACCGATGAGTCGCAGACACGCACTTAGAGCCATTGCCAGTGCTACTGACTACACAACTGAAGATTTGAAGCGAGCAGTAGCATACACACCGTTTCTTGAAGTGGTGGAAAGTGCCGTAATGGGCAGGCTGACTACATCAGCAAAAATTGAAGCAGGCTCACCAATGAAGCCTGTGGCGAGATATAACACATGGAACAAAATATCATTGCCATACACTAAAACAATAGTGGAGATACTAGAATCTCCACGCTTATTCCTACACTATACAGGTACAGATGCCTTAGTGTTCACAAGGTCGGGAGAATTAGTCCAATCATGGGATAGCGACCATGTTCCATCTATTTTTGAGATTGAGTGTTCTGATGATTACGACCCTTCAACCATAATGTTCACAGATGTCATATTACACGATAACGAACCGTTATGGAAAAAAACATACAGTCAGCGTAAATCATTCTTGACCTCGTATTATAAGTATAAGGCTACCCCTCACGGGCGGGAAATTGGCTCGGTGGCCGTTTTTCGTGAAGTTATTGGAAATCTAAAACCTCACCAGTCTGTGCGTCTATTGGATGATGTCGCATACTATGATGATGACTTCATAGGTGGTTGCATACTACACCAGCAATCATTCAAGATACCATTGCTTATCACCCATGTCAATCAAGACGCGCTGGGCATACGGGTTCGTTTAGCAGCATTAGATGGCCACACTCCTGTCTATGTGGGGGAGTGTCGCATACCAGATGATATGAAGCATGAAATACGCACACATCTCGGTCAGTATTTGCATGACGAGTGGACTCATGTGGATAATGTTGGTTGTATCATTATTGTATCATGTGTCAGCATGAAATCTCACGATGGCAATTACCATCTTGAAAACCCAAGACTGTTCAACATAGAGAGTACTATGGGATTCAGTGATGCGATTCAGTTATCTGATGTATTCACATTAACAATGAAGGAGTATTGATAGTATTATGTATCATATCATACAATATATGTCCTTGTATTCGTATGGATTACTGGTGATATTACCATGACAACCGATGATACGCTTGATGCCATTATGTTGGGGTGGTTGGCGAGAGAAGCACGGTTCAAGGTGTATGTTTATTTCGCACCGAACACACCAATCGGATACCAAGTCAATCGCATGGTTGTTCTCACCAAACGAACCGAACCGTTGTTCAATGAATGGATGAGATTACGACACGGTATATCAGCGCGGAAGATACAAGACAATGAGAAGATACAACGCATCATTGACATCTTAATGCCAATCAAAGAGTTGGTTTATGATAGTGTTGGCATGGAAAAGATGCAATATGTACTAAATGAATACCCAAGACGGTGGAAACATGACGATGTGCTACGATTGATTGGGTATTTGGATGGTGAATAATCGTCTTTCCTTTATATGCATCTCAATTACCACCGTTGGTGATGGTGGTTGAATCATGGTAAAGAAACAATGGCGTGAAACATATCGGCCTGTGGCAATTGACGAGATGGTTGGTTGCCCAGATTTCCGTGCCGACTGTGAAGAATGGTTGGAACGGGGCGAGTATCCAGCAGCAGTTTTGTTTGTCGGTCCTCCTGGTACAGGCAAAACAACAGCGGCTGGTGTTATCGCAAGGCAAATGTTGGGTGAATACTATTCCCCACTGAATTACATTCAGTATAATGCATCCGACGACAGAGGTATTCAGTTCATTCGTTCAACGGTGAAACGCGCAGCCCAACAAGGCGGTGTCGGTGTTCAACGCAAGTGTATTCTGTTTGATGAGGCCGATGGTCTTACCAAACAAGCCCAAGAAGCAATGAGAAACACGATGGAAAATTGTGTGGATTATGCATTGTTTATCTTAACGGCTAACGATGAGTCAGCCATCATCCCCGCACTCAAATCAAGATGTATGGTGTACAGGTTTGCACCAGCAACCGACCAAGCAGCGTCGGAATTGTATAGTCGTATCATAGAACAGGAAGGTTTGCCCGAAGAGTGGCTTGAAGATACCGAGCATCTCAACCAAGTGTTGAGTGGCGACCTTCGTAGTGGTATGGATATACTTCAGTCATTAAAGCGTGAGCCAAATGCTTTGGCAGAAAAATTGGCAATTGAACAGGCAGACTTTAGCAACCCTGCAGTATCATACGCTGCTGGTGATTGGTCTGATTTAGCAAAAGAGATGCGGAAGATTGCATCCAAAGGTATCCCCCGACTGTATGTTATGAAACAGTTGCGGGAGAACATATACTCGCTCGGCCTAACGGCTGAGCAATACTATTCTTTCATTGTGATATGGGGTGAGTTCGTGGAACGAGTGCATACATGGCCAGCAGGTGATGATGCATACTACGATTACTTCATTGCTACACTGAAGGAAAGGAATTAGAAAAGGAGAGAGAACAATGGTTTTTGATACGAAGAAAAAAGATACAGGAAATGAGAGGCAACTACCCGATGAGGTCATTGCACGATTGGAAGGATACGCTGAAGCAAATAGTATAGATTTGGATGGTGCGATTCAGAAGTTCGTGGAATATCTATCGGATAAGTTTGCAGTTGATAACTGGCAAGATGAAGATGATGACTTCTTGATTGAAGCATCTGAAGGAATGGTAGTACAGCGACGAAGCGGTGGCGGTGGTCTAAAGACCGAGAACTGGGTTGGTTTGTTTGTTGGTGTTGATGCAAAGAGCCGTGATAAGCGAAAGCGAATCCGTGCCGATGCAGTAGCAGCATACATGGATGAACCAGCAAAGGCAATCAACGCTGGTATAGTGGCTGAAGTGGTTGAACAGAATGGTGTGTGGGCTTTGAAGAAGGCCGATGGTATCCATGCAACTGAAGAACCGTCAGACAAACCAGCATGGTTCACCGTTGAAACAAACGGCGGACCTATTGCATTGCTACAGACAGGCAATTGGTCAAGCAAAGGCGACCCAATTTACCCAGAATTGTGGAGTCGTTATTACTATTTCTTAGGCAACAAAGAAGGCGACTTTGGTAGCGAGGTTAAACTGTGGAGATTTGATTCCCCAGTACCTGATGCACAGATTGACTTGTTTAATCCGTGCCGTGTGAAGGTCGTGCCAAACGACACATCCCGTGAAGTCAATCCTGACTTTGCAGATGTATTCCGTTTGCCAAAGTCATGGGCGAAAGAGATTTCATACACCAATGACTTTGTTGAAGCAGACCTACAATCACAACTAGCACCAGAGAAGTTCTGTGTGAACCCAGCGATTCACCCATACTTTGTTTCATTGACAGATGCATTGGAACATTACCATGCTAACCTCAAGGAAGTACCAGGTATTAACCCAGTAGGTCCTTTGGTTATCTTGAAAGGTAAAGTTACTAGTCTGTTCAAGGAAGGATGGGATAATGAATACGATGAAACGGGCAAGACATACAACCTCCGCTTTACATCATGGGACTTGCAGCGCGAGTACCCATCTGGATTGAAGTCGGAGATGCAAGCAAGGGTTGGTGGCTTCTTGAATGACCACTACCACCCGTTCTCATTCAAAGATGGCAACACATGGAAGCCGTATGCTGAGCGTTCAACCGTTCTTGTATTCGGCAGACTCGGTGTGCGACAAACAGAAGATGATGGTGAAGTCCCACAAGTTACTGCCTTTGGTATCCACGCAGTCCCAAGATTCGTAGTACCAGCAGCAGACGGTGGCAACCCATCAACAGACCAATTTAATTGAGGTGAAGAAACATGAGTGGATTTAACGCAGTAAAGAAAGAAGAAAATAAGATAGACGATACGAAGGCGGAAGCAGAACCAGAACCTGTCATTCCCGTTGTGGAAGCGAGCCAAACATTCGGTGGCATTGAAGCCGAGATTGAAGCAGCAGCAGCAGCGGATGATGGGACTCACATATTCTGTGGTGTCATCGGATTTGAAGGGTCGGGCAAGTCTGGCATTGTGCTGGATAGTTTGACTGAAGAACAGATTGCCAACGGTGATTACATACTGGCGGTGGACTTTGATGGTGGAGCAGCGGCTTGTAAGTCAGCATACCACCGTGATAAAGCACGGAACATTCGGTGCTTGAGTCCCTGGGTAATGGCATCGGAAGATAGAACCACCTATGATTATCCTGGTACTCACGCTAGGGTCATGGAGATTGGTCGCTATGCCGTAGGCCAAGCAATCAAACAGAAAGCAGAAGGATACACAGGTCCGAGGTTGGCTAAGTTCTTAGTGACGGCAGTTGACCAATGGGACAATGTATGTGTCGTGAACATGAAGGTCATTGAACTGGGCAAAGCAAAGGATGGTATTGAGGCATCTGACCCAAACAGATTGGTGGGCAACCAATGGAATTGGAGTATCCGTTCCACACGATTCCACCAACTGACCGCTATCTGCCGTGAACTTATGCGTCATGGTGTTGAGGTCTATTGGGAAACCCATTTGAAACCTGAGGTATTCCGCAACGAACAAACTGGTTCATGGAAACCAGATTGGGAGAAGAATACTGACAACAACCTGAACCAAATGTTATGGTGTCGCAAAGAAGCGGTGCTTGATGACGATGGGAAAAAGACAGGCAAGACTGAATACACGGTTGAGTTCTTCAAAGAGAAAACCAACATTGCACTCCAGGGTCAGAAGCGTGTGGTCGCCATTACTAGAAAGAATGGTGAACCAGAGTGGTATGGTCTGAGAGAAATGAAGGAGGGATTACTATGAAGTGTATCGTGAAAAGGAATGAGTTGAGTTCGTATCTATGTGGGTTCGGACCTGGTGTTGAAGATTTGAGATTGGATGTTAAGGACAACGGTTTGGTTGGTGGTGTGGCATTATCCACCCACTTCCTAACCAAGCGTATCACAGTTGACCAGAAAGAATCTGGTGCGGTTGTGATTGCTGAGTTGTCAAAGGTGTTAGCATTCTTGAAGGCATGTAGTGGTGAAGATGTTGAACTACATCAACCACACAATGACAAAGGTGCTGGTGCATTGAGAATACAATGTGGTAGCAGCACCATTAGTCTGCCACCAACACAGGAAATCAAATCATCACAGGCATTGGAGATGGCAACCAAGTTGGTCAATGCAGCAAGTGAATCTAACTGGGAACAGTTCGGTGAAGCAGACCTGACCGCATACGGTGTCATTGATGTTGCAGACTTGAAGGCTATTGCATCACTCGGAAAGGTTGTCGGTCAAGACAAACCATACAAGTTCACATTTGTACCGAAGCAAAGCCAAGCCGTTGTGCATACGGGTACTCAAGTGAGTGGTCAGATGTTCCATAAGATTGATGTTGCAGATGCATCGGAAAATAACGATGAGATTATCTCAAGTCAATTCGGACCCTGGTTCCCCGAAGTGCTATCGTGTTTGCCAAGTGGCAAGGTTGAGATGTATGCTGGTGATGGAACTGTGTTGGTGTTGAATCATCAAGACAAAGATTGTCTGCTTGTAGTAATTGACCAAGACGCTGACGAAGAGTGATAGCATGTTGGCTCATCATTTCTTTGATGGCAATGGCGTTAGCATGTACACTCGGTATCGGGATTCAGACAACAGTTTGATAGAACAAACACACCGTATGGAACGACCATATTTTTATGTGGCATCTGATGATTGCCCCGATGTCAATTGGGGTTCGTTCCATACGGAGTGGCCTGATGCTGAGGTGCATGATGAAGAAGCGCACGAGTCTGTTGATGGTTTCAAGTTGGTTCGTATATCAACCAGCAGTCCATACGATGTACTACGCATGAAGGGATACTTCCCACGAACATGGGAAGCCGATGTCCCATTCAGCGACCAGTTCTTAATTGACAATGTGGAGACTATGCCAACATGGAATCCACGAAAGTGTTGGTTTGATATTGAATGGAATCCTGATGATAACAATGACTTCACCACATGTTGGGCTGGCATTGATTCATACACAGGTGATAGAGTATGCTTCGCATGGAGATTGAATCAAGACAAGTATGTTGTTGAGCAGCGCGATGGATACATGCTACACATATTCTGTAGTGAAGAAGCCGTGCATGAAGCAGTCATACAATACATAGAGGAGATGGACTTTGACATACTGATAGCCCACGCTGCTATGTGGGCTGACATACCACACATGGTTCGTAGGTTCAAGAACTTCAAACGCCTATCACCGATTGGTCAAGTATCTAAACCCCGTAAAGGACACAAAGGATACAGGTTTGATGACCAACCAATCAAAGGCCGTTGGATATTTGACTCGGCATGTAAAGGTGATGATGGTTCTGGCTTTGAGCGAGTGTGGATGGATAGTGGGAACGGACAGTTCCCATCACGCAAGTTAGATGCAATAGGCAAACACTTGAAACTCGGTGGCAAAGATGATGTGGATTTAACAAACGATTGGGTGGATAATTTCTATCGCTTGACTGACTATTGTGTGCAGGATGTACAATTGACAAAGGACATTGATGAACACATCAATGCGACTGACTTCTTTACGAACATGGTTCGCTTCTGTGGTGTGTCATTCACATCAACATATGAAGTGGGCAAGTTCGCACGAGGTCTTGTCAATAGAAGGACTGAACTCAAGTTCCCATCACGGGCTAAAGACCGAAGGCGTGAGCGTGGTTCAGTTCAAGGTGCAACAGTCATGGACCCAACACCAGGTCTGCATGAAGGTGTAGCGGTGCTGGATTTCAAAGGGTTGTATCCTTCAATCATGTTAGGCGACAACCTATGCTGGACTACATACCGTGATGAACCAAGTGATACTACACGCACACTATCCAATGGGACACATTGGTGTCAAGAAACAAACGGTATCCTTCCATCCATCGTTGAGTATCTATTCCGTGAGCGACAGGCATTGAAAGACGCTGGTAATAAGATGTTAGAGAAAGCGGTCAAGCGCGTCATGGCATCACTGTATGGCCTGGTGACTGAAACACTAGGACATGGTATGGCTGACGAAAGGATTGGTGCAACCATCACGGCACAAGGTCGCGCTGGCCTGAAAGAGTTGCGGGAGAAGTGCGAACAGATGGGACACCCAGTTCTATTCGGACACACCGACAGTTGTTTTATTCAATGTGAGATTGAGAAATTAGATGATGTTGCTAAAGCAGTGACTGACATCGTTCAACAATCAACGGGGAACAGTAAACTCATTGCTGAACCCGAAGCATGGATGCCTCACTGGTTCTGTGGTGATGTTAAGAATAGGTATGCGGGAATCATATCATGGCCGAAGGAAGATGCTGGCAAGTTGAAAGTATCTGGCTTTGAAATGAAGCACAGTAGCACACCACCATTCGTGCGTGATTTGCAGAAGAACATGTTGCTGATGGTTGCTGGTGCTGAAGATGAATCCGACATCACATCATACATCAAGTCCGAAGTGAAGCGACTGCGTAATGGTGAAGTCCCGATTGAGGATGTATCAACCAGCACACGGTTGTCTAAAAATATCAGACGGACACCTGATGCACGGCACAATCCAGATAGACATTACCCACTGACATTCGGTGGGTTTGTCAAAGCAGCAAAGTATTACAATTGGAACATGAGTCCCGACGAACCATTCAAGAGTGGTGATAGCGTCAAGTGGACTTATGTTTCTGGTGTGCCTGATGGCATGCCCAAAACAGATGTTGTGGGATACCGCAGCGTCAAAGAACTTGATGGCTTCGTCATTGCGACTGAAGGTATCATTGAGAAAGCGGTGCGAAAGAAACTACGCTTGGTCTATGATGTACTAGGATGGGACTTGAAGCGAGCAATTGATTTGCACCAACCGAAAACATATTGGTGATAACAATGGGAAAGAACTTAGGAACAATAGGAGAAACACCTTACGGCACACTGCCAAAGGGTGCAAGGAATAAGAACTCATGCGATGCATGGCAACGAGCATTCTGTTTAGAGGTGCGTATTGAAAACGAACCTGAAACATTGTTGGTTGAAGGGCGAGAAGATATTTTACAGTGTCCTGTCTGTGGCCATGTAATTGACATGGGAGGTGAATGAATGAAACAGAAAACATTGTACGATTATGGCATGACGCTACAAGGTCAAAGTACTATATGGGACTGGCTTGATGATGGTTTATATGCATCTCAAATACCACATACATCGGAGGAATAAAGATGAGTGCGGTTGAAGATAGAGTGTGTGAAAAGATACAGAAAAGAGCAAAGGTTGGTCTGAAAAAATACGGAGTTAGTATGGAAGATGAACAACTAAGCAGAGTCAAGTGGTTGATTCATGCACAACAAGAAGCGATGGACCTAGCAATATATCTGCAGAAGTTAATTGATATTGAGGTGATTGACTTTGGTGAATAGAAGATGGAAGGGAAACAAATACACACGACGAGATAGATTCGTTGAGATGCTAAAACCATTCTTAGTTGATGGTTGGCATACGACAAAGGAATGCGTGGACTGGTTGTTTGATAACAGTGGTCAAAAGATAATCCCAACATCAAGAGAACTAGCACCATGTTTAGCACGGCATCCTAAAGTCAGCCAATCAACAACTGTTAGGAATAAATGGAGATGGTATGAATGAATGCTGAATCCGCTGCTGAGCGTCATTATGACAGGCATGGGTGTGAGGACACAAACTGTGCGTTGGAAGCAGCATGGGAATCATTTATTGAATCCGCTGCTGAAGATGAACGGTTCACAGATGAAGATGGGGAATGGTTGAAAGGGTTTCCCGAAGCCTTTGACGACCATCCAGTATGGATTGATTATGCTAACACATTTGTGTCAAGCATTGAAGCAATCATCAGCGAGGTGTCAAGTTTTGCTGGCTGGGAAGATTACTACGGAACAAGTAGGTGGGATTAACTATGGGTATAGGAGAAGAAGTACAGAAATTAGAAGAAGAAAACAAAGCACTGCGTGAGATTGTTAATGACATTGAGTTGATTGACTCAGCGTTGAAACAACTAACGCAAGTGGTGGCAGATGTGATGAAGAAGTTATCCGACATTGATGATGGGTCTATCTTTGAAACACAATTGGAAGTCATTGAATCTGATGGAACGGGTCAAGCAAAACCAGGTCCGCAGAACACACGCTATACAGTAACTGAAGTGGGTGGAGATGATGAGATGCCTCAAGCGACATACAAAGTGGATACATCACAGTTCATACCAGGTGATTTCTAATGGGTGAATTGAATAAGACATCAACATATGCGTGGACTCCCGATTCGGATTTAAGAATCCGTATCAGCAAATCCACACTGGATACATATTCCAATTGGTGCGCCCAACAGATGTGGCTGGGTAAGGTCTGCCCACAGGAACAAAAGGAACATGACTATCTGGTGATTGGTGATAATGTTCACAACCGACAGGAACAATTCTATGACAACCTCAAAGAAAACAAACAGTTGGTCTTAGATGCAATACAACAAGCGAAGCAGGGTAATGATAAGCGAGCATTTGAGATGCTCATGTCCGAGTATCCCGAAGCCGAAGGTCCGTATGCTGATAGGGAACATGTCATGCAGGAGTGGTTGGTTCGCAACGATGTATTGAGATTGAAGCATTGTGATGAAGCCGATGACTTCCTACCCGTTGGTAATGAGTTGGACTTAGATGCTATCATTGAGGTTGAGGTTGATGACAAGACATACGAGGTGCATCTTCGTGGTATCATTGACCGTATCTTTAGTGATGGTGAAGATGGTGTCGCGCTGATGGAATTGAAAACAGGCAAGTGGCGTGGTCAATATGACAATCCAAAGATGAAAGGTGAGATGTCATACTACGCATACATCCTTGAAGAATCTGGCATGACCGATGAACTCGGACCAGTGACTGCGTGGGGTTGGAGATATCCTGGTGCTGACCATTGGGATTACATGCCAGCAAAGAAGGTATCCATCACCGCCATGAAGAAGCGGTTGGCTAAACTTGTCAAGTCATATGTGAATCAAGACTTCCCACCAACCAAAGATGAATACAAATGTGGGTACTGTGAGTTCATGTCATTCTGTCCCAAGTGGACTCCGTATGAAAATCCAATTGAGGTAGCCAATGGTGCTGACCCAGTATGGAAGGAAGGTGCTGACCATGCGTGATTTAGATGTCAATGCATTCACCGTTGCGGTGGAGTGGTTCTTACAACGACAAGCAATCAACTGTGATGTATCGGTGTACATGGGGAAGGCACACAAAGCGAGAGGCTTTGATGCTATACATGATGACCGTGAAGCACGATTCATTATTGACGAACAGTATGTTCAGAACCCAGAAGAAACCATCAAGATGTTAGAGAAACTGTATGAATGGATAGCCAACTGGAATAAGATTGAGCGAGAGAAGAAACCCAAATACAGACCAGAGTCTTTTGCATGAGGTGATGATATGAGTCTATTAACATTTGATTATCCCCGTGAGGTGAACCTGTATCGTCGTGTTGTTCACGACAAAGAACAGTTCAACAAATGGTGGGCATCATTGGATAATGCTTCTGATGCATACATGACTGTGTATGGCTTCCGTAAATTGAAGCCACCCAATTTCAGGCGTGGGGATTATCAAACTGCTATCGTGCCACACTTCGTTCTTGACTTTGATTGCACATCTCTAATTGGTGGTCGTCGTATTGATGTCCCACCTGAAGTGCCATTGGGTGAGGTTCGTAAGTTGCATCAGTATCTCAAAGACGAGGACATACTACACGGTGTATGGTTTAGTGGTGGCGGATTCCATGTATGGATTAAACTATCAAAGACACACTACCCCAACCCTGGTATGGAAGTATCCATACTCAAGGGTGCGGGTCGCCATACCGTGCGAGGTTGGGCTGACGAACTAGGTTTGAATTGCATTGACCCCACAGTGACATTTGACTTAGCATCTCTAATCCGTGTGCCGAACTCATACAATGTCAAGCGTGGGCTATGGAGTATCCCATTGATGTCTGACGAGTTGATGACATGCACATGGGAGGAGATACAACAGAAAGCAGCAACACATCGGTCTGGTTATTTCACATACGGTCAGCATGGTTTAGACCTTGACCTCAATAGCCAACCAAACAAACACTTAGGTGGATTACTCAATCCAACATCAGACATACCCACACTACGAATGGATGGTGTGGCTATCCTACCATGCCTTCAAGCATCTGCTTGTCGCAAAGGTAGCAATCCTACTCACGATGCACGGTATCACCTTGCATCTTATCTCGCAGCGCGACTGCGAAACTTCAGACCACCACAGACCACACCACATCTTGAAGATGAACACACGGAAAAGATAACCAATTTCATTGCATCGTTGGAATGGATTGATTACAATGAAGTTATAACTAAAGAGCGTGTGGGTCATATTGTGCGTGGACCTTATGCTCATACACCATGTTGGAGTCTATTCAATCGTGGATACTGTGTGGGCAAGTGTCATCTATGGGATGGCACGGGGACAATCCCCGACTTAAATACATCTCAATTACCACCGAAGGTGGAACGAAAGGAGGAACAATAAATGGCGAGAGAAAAGACGACATGTGAAATTAAGATTGGTCATGCAATTGACAATCTGAGAACTATACCTGACGAAAGCATTGACCTTGTAGTGACTAGTCCACCGTATTGGGGACTTCGTGATTACAAGACCGAACCCGTAGTGTTTGGTGGTGATGTTGAATGCAACCATGACTGGGAAGAGTCGGATGAAAAGAATGGTTGGGATGACCAAGTCCCACAATCAATGAACAACAAAGATGTGTATGCAGATAGCAGAGATGATGCGCTAGTCCACCATCAAATATGTAGCAAGTGTGGTGCATGGCGTGGTCAATTAGGACTTGAGCAATCACCCGAACTGTTCGTTGAACATCTGGTTGAAATCTTTGAGGAGTGCAGACGGATATTGAAACCGACTGGCAACCTATGGGTGAATCTCGGTGATTCATACATGAGGAAGTCCAACTACAAAGCACCAAAGGATTACGGATTACAACGACATCGTGATGAAGTGGGTCATCATAGACCTCAAGAGATACCAGATGGATACAAGCGAAAGGATTTGGTTGGACTCCCCTGGTTGTTTGCGTTTGCAGCACGAAGGGCTGGTTGGTATCTGCGAAACGATATTGTATGGGCGAAGTCAATCAGCGGACCTCACTATCGTGGCGGTGTATGTATGCCAGAACCAATCAAGGATAGATGCACACGAAGCCATGAGTTCTTCTTCCACTTCACAAAGGAATCCAAGTACTTCTATGATGTTGAAGCAACGGCTGAACCATTGGCCGACCCAGGTAATCCTGGTCGTGATAGAACAGGCAAAGCATTTGGTGGTATGACACGGAACATGAGAACGGTATGGCACTACAACCCGAAGCCATATGATGGGGCGCACTTTGCAGTATATCCAAAGCACTTGATTGAACCGATAGTCAAGGCATCAACATCTGAATATGGGTGTTGTGCTGATTGTGGTGTCCCCTGGATTCGTGTGGTTGAACACACTCGTATTCGTCGCGATGAATTACCAGAAGATGACCCACGATACAGACCTAATCAATACGAAGGTGCGTATCAAGACATCAACGGTAAAGGTGATGCTGGATACAAACATACAGTCACTACAGGTTGGCGACCCAATTGTGAATGTCATGGCAAACTTGTTAGGCGTGATGTTGAGATTGCTGGTCGTTTGTATCAAGGTGATTGGAAGCGTGATGCCGAAGCCACCAGTGGTGTGGCTGGTAATCATGGTGGCAACACAGGATTGCAGGAGTTGGCTGGCAAGTGGGGTGCAGATTCAAAGGGTGAATACAATGGTGTAGCCCAAAAGGATTACATCTCCCACAAAGCCGAAGATGCAAGTGCTGTTAAATCACGAATCATTGAGAACTTAACAGAGGTAAAGACCAAAACCATCTGGGTGTACGAATCCGACATGCCGTTGGATGAACACCCAGTGAAACCAGCGGTAGTTCTTGACCCGTTTAGTGGTTCGGGAACTAGTGGTATTGTTGCTTTAGAACATGGCCGTTCATACATTGGGATTGAATTGAATCCCGATTACGCTGCGTTATCTGAACGCAGATTGAAACAAGAACGCACGGGTCTGACAACCAAGAAGCATCGTGAAGCAGCAGTATCTTTGAAAGAATACTGGTGATGATGTGGTTGTAATAGATACGAATGAGAGAGGGTCATTGACCGATGCAGTAATACGAAGATGCCAAACACGCAAACCGTCTGTTTCTTTTCATAGACAACACTTGGTTGTTGGTGATTACATATCAGGTGGTATCACAATAGAAGCAAAGACCATTGCGGATTTGATAGAGAGTTCTAGGTCGGGGCATCTGTGGCGACAGTTGGAGAACATGGATGCCAACTGTGAGCGTGTGATTGTATTGGTGTGGGGTGATGTATCGGCATACTTCGCACAGTTGAAGAACCGTTCACCCAGCACGAAGATGACATTCACCCGTATCAGTCGTGAAGTGATGAGCGCGCTGGCTCGCATCACCGCTGACTTTGGCTTCTCCGTTGTCCGTGCTTCCAATGTATTGGAGGCATCATCATACATCGTGAGTTTGCATGGGAAGATGACCAGCCCAGCATCAAGACATGGCGCTCAATCTGTGCGTCGTGTATCCACTAATGATGTGAGAATGGATATGCTATTGACCATACCTGGATTCGGTGCAGAACTATGCGAGCGATTGCTTGAACAATGTGGTTCAATAGAAGAGATGCTACATCACAATGCCCTGAAGAATGTTCCTCGCATGGGCAAGGTTTTGAGAAACCGTTTGATAGATGTGCTAACATCTGAGGAACCTGTGCGTGTGGAACGCACAAAAAGCAGATGATATTACAATAATAGTATCAATAATATCATTGATAGTATTGTATCCTTTATATGCATCTGTAATTCCACCGTGTTTGGAGGCGATAAGATGGCAAGAGATTGGCAGAATTACAAAGCGATACAGCAATTCCCCTTGATGAAAGGTTATGTGAACATGTTTAATGACATCTCATATCACAATGAGATGGCTGGACTGATTTCATTCCTTTATGTTCAAGGTCAAGTTGCAGTTGATTACATACGAATACCCGTGAACAATTCACATATAGACCCCCGTATCCATTTATTCTGGATACAACCAACAAGGTCTGGTAAGACAATTGCATGGGAACATACTGGTGAAGTGCTTGAATCATTAGGAATCAAGCAGGACATGTTCAGTACTGGTTCTGATGCAGCGTTGATTGGTTCGTGGAATAAATACGAGGAAGATGGTGAACAGGTATTGGAACTACAAGAAGGATTGTTAGGTGGAAAGAAAGCACTTAACTTTGACGAAGGTTCATTACTGTTTGAAACAAAGAAGCAACACCTCAGCGAGGTTGTGTTGTATCTTCAACAAGCAATGAATCCAGTGGGGACAAAGGCCAACACATTGGTGAAGCACTTGAAAGACGGGACAATTGAAACTGAATCCCGTGTATCATTCTGGCTGACGACATTCCCACCACAAGGAGTGCGTGAGGTTGTATTGACAAAGGGTGTGTTTCAGCGTGTGTTGCTATTGATTCGCCCCTGGCCTATTGAAAGGCGTGAGCAAGTATCAGAAGAAAGAATGAACACTATGTTCACACGACCACCTGAATATGAATACTCAATCAAGGACTTTGAATCTTATTTCAGAACTCTTCGTGAGGCACTACAGAACCGTGTGTGCAAGTTAGCAAACATCACGGCAGTTGAGTGGGCGCAGAAGAATCAAGATGAGAAAGAGAAGATTGCACAGACAGTCATGTATGATATGTGGAAGGTGGATAATTCATTCCACCCAATCTTGAACTCACACAAAGACCACATGTATGAACTGGTCAGATTGATGGACCCGAAGATGGCCGATGTGGTATGTGCATTCATTCCAAACCTATTGAACTATACAGGTATATTGGCGACACACTTTGCATTACTTGATGAGTACACGATGACTGAATCATTCCATGACTTCGTAATCGGTGGCGACCATGTTGAGATGGCTGCTGAAATCATTTACGATTTGTATGAAGAACTAGTTACTTGGTTGGAATCCGAAGTGGAACTTGAACATGCAAACAAAGCACGAAAGACCCGTGAAGCATCATGGAAGGCAGCGTGGAGTGCATGCAAACTCACATCCGTTGAAGGCAAACAAGGTGATTGGGTACGCAAGTCAGAACTATTGGCGGTGTATGCAAAACAGAATGGTGGTGTCAGTAGGAACACACAGTTCTTACACTACAAAGATGCGAAAGACATCTTTACTGAAACATCACTTGGCGTTACTAAGTATGTTCAATTGGATACGCAACAGTAATCAACTGGCATGTTGTGGGTTATCACATGGCGGGTGTCTTATCGTTGGATATTGAAACATCCAACTACTCATATGACATAGGTGGCTGGGACAAGACCCACATGTTCCAGCCAACTGTTGTATGCACATATGATGGCAAGGACACAACCGTTTTCTGCAACCATGATGTTGATGTTGAATGCACAGTTCACCCATTGCACCCACGCGATTTGGGAGAACATCTAATGAAACACATTGAAGCAGGTGGCGCAATCGTAGGGCATAACATTCTCAATTTTGATTTGCCCGTGCTTCGTGATGCGTTAGATTGCCATGCTGCTGGTGTGATTCTTCACAAGCACAAGGACAACATCATAGATACCGCACAACATTTACGCAAGGCGACAACCAATGTAGGCACACAGTTTTTTATCAAACTGGATGATGTATGCAAACATACATTGAGTCGTGGCAAAACACTTTCCAGTGCTGACGCACCCAGATTATGGAATGACGGTGAGTATGAAACCGTTGTCAAGTATTGCATAGATGACGCAATGCTTAATTGGGAGTTGTGGCAGCACGGTATGAACACGGGCATCGTCAAGTCTCGCTCAAGGTGGACTGGCGAAATAATTGACTTAGGAGTTGATTGGAAATGGGAGAAGGCAGAGATACCAATACACAAAAGGCACAACAGTTGAACATCAAGGCAGCGATAGCGGTTGCAGGAACGGTGAGAAGCACACTAGGGCCTTTGGGCATGGATAAGATGTGTGTGGATACACAAGGATACTTCATCGTCAGCAATGACGGTGCATCTATACTTCGTGAATTAGATGTAGCACATCCAGGCGCACAGATGGTTGTCAATATGTCAAAGACTCAAGAGGTTGAGTGTAAAGACGGGACAACATCGGTTGTAGTGTTTGCTGGCAGATTGCTTGACAACGCATTGGACTTATTGAGCAAAGGGATACACCCTAACATCATCTGTAAAGGTTTCCGCAATGCATCTAACGCATGTTTAGCATCATTAGATGACCACGCACAGGAGATTGGAGATGATGATTTACCATTGATTGCTCGGACTGCCATTACAGGTAAAGCCGCTGAACATGACATAGATAATGTCGCACGGCTATGTGAACAAGCAGTCATTCGTGCCGATGGAGATGATAGCAAAATCAAAGTCATCAGTCAAGTCGGTGGTTCATTAGATGAATCACATCTATTCAACGGTGTCATTTTGAACAAAGAGTTTGCTTCCACATTAGCATTAGGTGGCGAAGGAAGGATTGTGTTGCTTAACACAGGTCTAACTCCACCACCAATGCATGATTCTATGCGAGTTCAACTTGGTTCAATGGAAGCAGTGCAACAATTCCAAATGGCTGAAACACGCATGCTTGTTGAGCGCGCCCGTGCCATCATTGACTTGGGTGCAACCACAGTATTCGTGCGTGATAGTGTACACGAAGCGGTAATCCATACATTGGCTCAAGCGGGTATCGGTGTAGTCACTCGTGTGCCTGAAACCGACATGCAAGCCATCAGTAAATTGACCAACACACCGATTTATCACATGACTGAAGATGTAGTTGAAGATACATTGGGTGAAGCAAAGGTCAGCGAGAATATGATAGGGGACATACGGTTTGTTTCTATTGAATCTGAATCCAATAGCGTTGCCACACTGGTATTGCGTGGTGCAACAAGACAAACTGTTGATGAATTAGAAAGAGCATTTGATGATGCCATCGGAGTCACTGCTATCGCATACCGTGAGAAGAAAGTACTACCTGGTGGCGGTGCGGTGTATGCATCGTTAGCACGAAGCGGTAGCAACCAATCAGATACACGCATTGGACTCGCTGAAGATGCATTCTATGAGTCATTGTATGTCATTCCTACAACCATTGCAGAGAACGCTGGGCATGACCCGCTTGATATTGAACTCAAATTAAAGAATACAGACCTCAACCCCAATGAGTCTGTTGATATTGAAACGGGGGACATTGTGAACATGATGGATTTGGGTGTCGTTGAACCACTGCGTGTGGTAAGACAAGCAATCCAATCCTTCGCATTGACGACATCATTGGAAAGAGGGGTGAGCCAACTGGGGAAAATCCTTGATGGTTTGAAGCAACACTGTACTGAGTGCAGGGAGTTTGTATTTGCGAAGCGTATCGTAGGTAAATATGTTCGCACAAGAACCCGTATATTGATATGGGAATGCCCTCAATGTGGGCATCTGTGGCAAGACCCACGACGATTGAAAGACATAGGTGAATTGGATGAGTACGGAAGTGAAGTGTAGTGATTGTGGTTCAAGGGACATACACCATGATGATGCACGGGGCGAAGTAGTATGCAATACATGTGGTCTGGTCATATCTGAATCTGCTATTGACCCTGGTGCGGAATGGCGTGTGTTTGCTGACCAAGACAAAGGCGGTGGCATGGAACGCGCTGGTCAAAAATCAACACAGTTGCTACACGACAAAGGATTATCCACAGATATTGATTGGCAGAACAAAGACTTCTCAGGTAAAGCAATCACGGGTAATCGTAGCCAATTGTATCGCATGAGAAAGTGGCAACGCAGAGCAAGGGTAGCCAATTCAGGTGAACGCAACCTTGCCGTTGCTTTGGCGGAGGTAGTTCGCATGTGTAGTCAAATGGATTTGCCAAAGTCAATCACGGAAGAAGCGGGTGTGCTATATCGTAAAGCACAACAAGCAAAGATATGTCGTGGCAGGTCTATTGAAGCGGTTGTAGCAGCGGTGGTGTATATCACATGTCGTATAACTGATATTCCACGAACACTAGATGAGGTTGCTCAACACGCCCGTGCTGGTCGTAAAGAGATTGGTAGGACATCAAGATTCATTGTTAGAAAATTGAAGATACGAGTCCATACACCAAAGGCGAGAGAATATGTCGCACGATTCTGTTCCAAACTCCAACTTGATGCCACAGTTGAAGCAAAGGCATCGGAGATGATACGGGAGATTGAGAAGCGTGGTGAAGATAACGGCAAAGGACCTGTCAGCATATGCGCTGCTGCGATTTACATTGCCAGTATCCTTCTGGGTCAAAGGCGAACCCAACGAGAATGTTCTGATGCTGCTGGGATTACAGAAGTTACTATACGAAACAGATACAAAGAGATTGTAGCATTGTTAGACATCAATCTGGAAGTGTAATCACAGTAATTGTTGCCAAGTAACACCGTCAAATACCCATCGTTGATAACCAGTGACTGTGTTGCCATTCCATCGTAATGTGCCTCCACCACCACTCTTTTTGACATCAATTATATGGCCTTCGGGGAATGTTCCAGTTGGGGATAGATTCAGAATACCGCCACCCACATTGATGATGAATACGCTATCACCATATGATGTGATTGGCCAGTTGACTGTCCCACCAACTGTTATACTGCCCGTATCAACACCTCTTGAACCCAATCTAACGGAATACATACCACCACCTGTATCTAATGCTTGATTAGAATTACCTTGACCTGAAAAATACAATACATCTGTCGGTGTAAAATTAAGTGGGTCAAGACCACCCGCTATGCCTAGTCCATAGTCAGCGTCATTGACACCAGGTGCTGATGTTGATGGTGTGTCGTAGTTCTGATGGCTAACCCATAGCGCACTGACATCTATACGGTTCACACCATGCTGACCACCAAAATCACCATCTTCATCTGTGTTAGCAAACAGTGTTTTCAAGTGGGTATCGGAATTAACCCCACTGTTATTCTTACGGTCAATGGATTGATTGGCAGATGGTGTTGAAGTCCCTACATTGCGATTCAATGGTGTGAAATACCGTGCAGTGGAATGCACGAACACCCTTTTGTCGTTCACTTCTTGAATGGCAATTCGGTCAGCACCACCAGCACCATTGTATGTGGCTCTCAATGTGGCTAATGCGATAGCATTGCCATTCAATTCACCCGCACCCAACACAGTGTTGGGTGTTAATAGGAATGTTTCAGGGATTGGTGGATATACATTGCCAGTTGTCTGCACTGGTGTGCCACCCATGACACGGATTCGCATATCTGTATGTGCTGCATTAGATGATGCACACAAATAAACAACATAGACGACTTCCTGTGATGATGTGATTGCTGTTCCATCGGAATGTGGGAGTGTGTTGTCAATGGTAATCGTCTTATCATTACCAGGTCCTCCACCGAATGAATATAACACACCATCTAACACCGCATACCCGCCTTGCACAGTGATGATGTTGTTGCCTGTGGTTGTGATGTGGCCAGGTGAATCCCCCGTTGGGCTAGTGCGCCCCACCATGTCATACGCACCGTCTTGTAGTCGCAAGATACCATTACCATGTATCCCTTCAACAAAATTGGTCAATGATGGGGATGTAATCACATCACCATCACGCAATCCATCAACACCAGATGGTATGTTCGCAGCAGTATGTCCTGAGTTTGGGCTTGTCATCTTAGTTCACCTCAACAATGAGTGTAATTCGCATTTCATTCTGTGCCGTCTTGTTTATGGCACGAATATCCGTTCTATAAATTGGTATGAATGTATTGGTAGTTGGGTCTTTGTGTTGTAGCAATACCTCTTGCACTTGCGATTTGTCAAATGCGTATTCAGGTCCGAAGCGACCTTCAACCAATATGGTTTGGTCATCTAACACACGAACTGTTGGCACAATCTTCGCCAATGTCCTTGCCCCACCGTCATCTGCGGTGGCTTGTGTGCCATCACTACCTATGACCATTTGGTTTATCTTCGCTGCTAACTGTTCAACTAAAAATCTCTTTGCGTGATTCAATACTGGCATTACAATACTACCTCCCTTGTTGCTCGGCACACCCGCATTTCATGGCTACGAGGTCTGGCACTAATTACCCTTGACCCTGGAGTGATAGCACCAAATGGGGCAGCGCCCGTGAATGTGGTGAATGGCCACCCAGCCTTTCCTGTGTAAATGACAAGTTTTGATTGCCCTGCTAAATCTTCAATTAACAATTCCCCTGAATCGGGGAAATGACCAGTGACTCCTTCAGTCAATACTAGTTCATTGGTAAAACCTATGCCACTTGCTACGGTTGCTCTGCGAGATGCCCCGACACCAATTGCTCCGCGAGCATTACCTTCAGCATCACGGTAGCGAGGTCTGTGTCCGATTATCATACCAGCATGGCGGTTAATGCCAGCATTGCTATCGGGTTTGCCACCACTATGTATTCGTGGTTGTGTTGCACCAATGGTGAATGTGCTGACGCGTGGTGTGATGTATATGTTGGCAGTGCCTGTTGTACTCATCTCAATAATTGGTGCTAAGAATGCACTGTCCTCTCCAGCACCCGCTTCCAAATCATTCTTTGATTCTGCCATAGCGACAATTGATTCAATACCTGGGTCGTTTGACATCATGGTGAAATCGCTATCTTGTTTTCTCACACTATGGCTCGCATTCAATATAGCAACGGACTTCATTATACCTGTTGATGGTGCTTCGTATTTGACAATATCACCAGGGTCTAAATCCCATGAATTGACATGGCCTTCACTTTTGATGACACGCTGGGCTTTCTTGTTTGCTCTCAATGCTTCAGCGCCACCACGCCTTGATGCAGTGGGTGTGCGAATAAGTGGGTTGTAAATGGTGGTAGTTTTGATGTTGCCCATTTGTTTTTGCATCTCCAAATCATCCATGATGGTTCGGTTGTCATCATTCAGACCTCGTGATTGGCCTTCGGACACAATCTGATTAACAACTCCAAGCAACGGTTTGTTTTTTATGTCCCCTACACCCTTTGCATCACCCATTGACCTGCTTGTTATCTTGAACACCGAAGGTGCATACATTAGATTACCAAATCTATCCATGTAAAGGGTGTGGCCATCGTATCTGCCAAAGAACTTCATTGCTTGCAGTATCCCTACACCATAGAAATCCCTTGCCACGAATCTGGTTGAGTGCTTTCGTAAATCTGCACCAGCAGTCAGCATAGATTTTTGCAGACGAGGACCTGTGAATGAGAACCCGACATCAAATGAGTTCAGATTATGTAATGCCCCCTTCAACATCTGTTGAACACCATCGGTAGTTCTAAATCCGACACCGATGGTTTGACCAAGCCTGACACGCTTTTCATCAAACTCCAAATCGGACAACCTACGGGATTGCATGTTGGCCAATGGCATTGCAGTGCCGATGCTATCAGTTTCAACACTGTGTGGCACTAGACGCTTATCTGTATCTTCAGTGCCTACCACTAATAGCGGTGGGGTATCGGTAGTGCTATCCAATTTTTTCCCGTTGAACATGATTGCGCCCGTGTAATTCATTCCGTATGATTTCGGATGATTTAATCGGATACCGTCTTGTGTTTCTGACAAACGGTATGTTCTGTCATGCACCATTTGGAAGTCGCTGGATTTTGGTGGTGCGATTGATGTCGTTGTTGTGCCAAGTACTGTGGCTCGCTCATATGTTGCGTGTAGCACACCGTTATCCACGAACACGGGTGTGCGTATAGATGATGATACATGGGTGATTGTTGTGTCTTGACGACCAGTCAATGACGGCACGGGTGTTATCGGCATTACCAATCCACCACCCTGATATTTGCTAAGTTTGATTCGTTAGCGTGGTATGGTGTGTTTTGAACATGTGTCCCATCTTCACCCTTTGAGTGTAATGTTTGACTGTATCGTGGAGATACTGCATAGTTCTTAGCAATCACCGCATCATCTTCTTCTTCATCATCTTCGCTTTCAACCACCATTGTTTGTCTGCGTGGTGCATCTGAACGGTAATGTTGTAATGTGTTTTCAGTAATCAACAACCGAGCAATTGTGGCCTTTAGATTTGATGTGCTTAGTTTTGGAATGCGAGGTCCTACTGATTTACAATCAGTCCAATTACTATAATCTGGAATATACGATGCAACAAATGGTGCAGATGTTGGTGATGGGTTTTCAGTTGATACATAGATACCGCTTGTTGCAGCGCGACCATTCGGTGCGCTATAATTGAACAACCCGTATCTTCCACCCGCAGTGGCAGTGAAGAAGTTGCCATCTCCAGCGGATTGAGGTCCGTGTGGTGGTTGCACATGTGGTCTAAACAACAACATATTCTTGTAATCCAACATACGAACAGGTCTAATCAAGAACTTGACGGATAAATCCGTAGTGTTTGTTGGTTTTTGTGCTGGGTCAAGCAGATTGACAACAGTGTTAGATTGGTATGGGTTGGATGTAGGACCGTGTGTGCCTAAATTGTATGGGACACCAGCAATACTTGCCGTGTGATTGCCCCACCCAGCATCATTGAATGGTGTTGATAGGCTTGATACATCCATAATGAAATTGCCACCAAATGATGGCAAGCCGTGTGCATTATTGAATTGGAAAATAGCAGGTTCCCATTTACCACCACTCATACGGAATCGCAATTGAGGGAAGTAAGCATCATCCAACGGTTCTCCAAACGCTGGTGCATCGTAGTGTGGTATTGACCTCAATGTTCTCGCACCTTCAAAGATAAACCGTTGTCCTACTACCTTATCGCTATGCATACTGACCGCTTGTGTGGCTTGTATGATGTAATTATTCGGGTCGGAATCTGTGAACTCAGATACAGTCAATGCGTCAATACCAATACGAGGTGATATACGGGATACGGGGTCTTGCCATTGCAGACCATACATACCAAAGATACCAGATGACGATTCAACATTCTTTCCTGACATTGCGGCTGGTTTCAACAAACCGTCTGTATCTGCTATACCCAATTTGCTGGATATGCCACGCGCTGGTTCTTTGCTTGTCAATGGTTCATCCTTTGACCGTAGTAATCCAACGGTGAACGGTGGTTCAGCAGTATGGAATGATAATACCATGCCGATATGGTTCATTGGTGTATCCACAGATTGCACAACATGTTCATTGAATGGCACTGGATATCTGACTCCACGACCATCACCTCTATCACCAACACGGATGGCATCAAATGGGTTGAAGAAGTCAGCAAAACACGCATTGTTTTGTCGCATATCATTGTTGTTGATTTCATGCATTGAACCCAATTGCCACGCTGGATTTGTACCTGGCGCTTGGCCATATATTCCTTCAGTGGTGAACTCTTGTGGTCTGACACTTGGATACAGACCAGGATGTTCTCGCCATGCGTCAGGGTCAAACGCAGGTTTGACACCAAATGAACGAACAGGGAATCTTCGGACATCTTCACCCGTTGTGTTGCCCCACCAATCCACGATGTAATACATGACGGCTTGAGCCAAATCTGTTATGCCTTTACCTAACCTATCGTTAGGATGTATTCTGCGTACTGTGGCATCGTTGCGTAATGTTCGCACGGGACAACCGTATGGCTTTGTCATTCTGCGACCATCACTGTATCGCACTTGACGATGCGGTGCATCAAATCCTAACAATGCAGATGCATTGGTCATACGCTCAAAGATGCCCACATATGGTTGGTGGTTAGATGTCGCTGCACCGCTTCTATTTGCTTGTGTTTGGTATTGTTCTGATTGGATATACGGTCCGTTGAAATATCCATAGTGGCCAGTGTTAGCACTGTATCCAGCCGCTGCATCAGTCAATGACTTGATGGCAATAGCCCATCGTGGTCTATTGTATGGTTGTCGTATTGAGAACCGATAACCGAAGCAATTGTTTCTTCCCCACGAAAGGTCAGCAGCGGGGTCATATCCAGTCGGGTTGCTATTGACATTTGTATCAATATCAATTTGATTGGTTGCCGAATAAGCACCACCGCCATCACGAGTCATAGTGTATGTTTTACATTGACCGCTATACCATTGACCTGAGTTCCAACCTCTTTCAACATCACCCCACATGTCAAGGCGGGATGCACCCGCACCGTATCGTGTGCCACCAGGCCAATACGATAAGAAGAAGTATGGGACACCGTTCATTGACCCTGCGTTTTTCCCTGCGTCAGCGTGAGGTGCTATGGCTTCATTGGTTGGTGAAACATTACCAGTTGACATATCAAACCATTTCATGTTCAATGCAAACGGACCTGAACTGATTGCGTATGCAAACTCATGGTAATGCACCATCTCAAATGAATCGGGCATGTGGTTGTATGGCTTTTCAAATGTCCCATCTGGCACAAAATCTGACCTACCATCACTTAAAGCAGTCATTGGGCGACCAAGATTGTGATGCCACATACAAAGATATGCGTCAGCCATGAACAAATTATTTGTATCGCGGCTACCTGTCAATATCTGTGGTAATATGCGTGTGAAGGGGCTGGTCTTTGCATCTGTTATCACATCACCATCTTTCACCGTATCATAAGCACCTGATAATTTCAACACACCGCCACCATATGATGGGTCGCCAGTTGTAATTGCTGCCCAAAATGCTGGTGAGCCATTAACACCATTGAACTCAAATGGCACTGTTGTTTCTCCACGCATAGTTCTGCTGGAGTATGTTGCAGTGTGTCGCCCACCATCAATGTCATATGCAACTAACATTTTCCTATCGCCAGCAACGGGGAATAACCCGTTGTCGTTTGCCACTTGTATTACGCTTGCCCCTGCATCTGCAAACAGAACATTACAAAACGGTACTAGGCTTTCCAATTCGCTGGTGTATGGTTGGAAGAAGTGAGATGGATAACCTGCTAATGTGATTTGGGCGCTGATTGCACCGTATGTTGAACGGCAGAACAAGTAATAACTGTCAGCGTTGAGTAATGACAAATCATTCTTGTAATCGGTGGAAGGAACAGACCACCAGGGTATTGTTAATGTGTAGCCTGGTGTTGCTCGCTTGAACATTGTTTTGTGATATGGCATAGACCTACGACTGAACGGTGGTGATGCGCTTTGGTTCACGCCCAATGGGTTGAATGTTGCTAATGGTGGCAATGTGGTAAATTGCTGACCAGGTGATGGGTCAATATCCAATATCACTTCATTGAGATACACCTCACAACCACGCACATCAGCAGCAACGGGGTCAGCCAATATCAATCCAACCGCACCAAATGTTGCTATGTCATTATTTAATCCAATGACTGTAGCCACTTGTTGTCCTGTAAGATTCAATTGAGATGCTGCTCCTGTTGCGTGTGCAGCAGTTCCAATCGCTGCGTTTTGATGGAATCCTGTGATTTGTTGCGTGAATACATTGGGTTGAATGATGATTTGATATGCACCCACTTCCAATGGGTCTGGGAAGTGATTGCTTAGTGAATATGTTTTGGCCGTTTCAAGCACAATTAGATTGCCACCGCTGGCATTCATATTACCAGCAGGACCTTGTGATGCTAACACACCATAACCATCGTATTTGACTTTGGTTTCTGACATCAGTGTGAATGAACCACCATGTATATCTGATGGTGGGTAGTTGGGTGTTAGATTGGAGAACCAAATGTGTGGGTCCATAGTCGGAACAGTCAAAGTGCCGTCTGTAGTTTGGCTATCAAGTGATGGTGTGGCGTTAGCACACGCTAAATGCGCTGCAAATATGTTTTGATACAATGGGTGGGTCAAATGACCTGGCATCATAGCCATTGTTGGTGTAATGAAGTGATGACCCATACGAGGTATTGGCATCTTTGTCATTCGTGGTTCTTTGATAACTTCGTGTGGGTTGTTTGATGCACCACTATTGAGTTTCCACCAGGGAATCAACGGCATATCTGGACTTGCGCCTGACACTTCAGCATGGTCGCGCATTCGTCTTGATGCAAACAATCGTGTTGAACCAGCGGGTGTGTACCAAGACCTGTATATTTTTGTGGGTGTAAATGTTGATGGCCAATCTGAATCATACACAACACCAGTCAATGTGTCAATAGAATGTGTATATGTGCCAGATGATTCTGCAACTCCCAAGTATGAACCACCATGCATATTCCCATCATCATCAGTGGCTACAAAGTAATATCGCCCTGTTCCATCTTTGGTTTGGTTGTCGGGGTCAATCCATAATTCCTTCATTGAATGACTCATTGTTATGATGTTAGTTCCTTTGAATGCGAATACTGCTTCTGTGGCATATACGGGCGGTAGTCCCAACCAATCGTTATTCGGTGCTGACCCTGCCCATTCCTTTGCCCATTGTCCGTATGGGTCATTTGGTGCTTTAGAACCCTGATACACAGATTCTAACTTACTGTATGATTTACCGTTCTTTACAATATGGAAGTATAATGTGCGGTCATGTAATTCATACGATGTTTTCAACGGGTTGTTGTTTGTTAATTTGCTGAACTGTTCGTCAGTGCTGAATGGGAATCTTGGTGTTGTTTGGTAAGCAATTGCTTGATTGGCATTACTTGAGTTTTCAATGTTAATGCATTCATACGCATAGTTCTCCCAATACGGATAGCCCTGTGGGGTCGCACCAGAAACAGCACTGAAGCCCAAATTAGGTGGGCTAAATACTGTTGGTATGTCAGTTGCTGAATTGCCTCCAGTATTAAACTCACCATATCCTTCACTTAAGTGTGGCATGTGCATTCCACCAGTGCCTATGGTTTCATTTTGATATGATTGCAGATTATCAAAACCAGACCTAACGATGATATTACCTGGTATGGTATTGGCATCTGGTAATTGGATTTGCATGTTTGGTGTTTCACCAACATTGCTTGGTGCAGAACCAATATCACGATTTGCTATTGGTGCAAAATCTCGTATGACTGTGCCAAATGGTGAACCACCTTCTAATGTATGCTTTTGACCCGTGTCATCAACGACTACAATAGATTCAAATTGTATATCTTCGTTTGGTATTGACAACACATCACCAATCTCATGTGGGTATTTTTCGGCCAATGATGGATGTGCTAATTCTTGTGCTTGTATCACGGGTAGCATTGCACTGTTTGTTGTTTCAATGCTAAACCGACAATTACCGTATATTGTTTCACCAGTTTGAACGGGTGTCCCTTGCTCACGATACATTTCAAGCAAATCTCCTCTGCCTTGTGAAACTGTTTGTGCATATCTTGTTGTCTTTGGAACTGCACCCAAACCGCGAGCGTTGGGCGCTGGCATTGTTAGGTTGCCACCATCCATTCGCTTCCATACGATATGGTCAGTTGTGAAATTAAGCGCACCTTGACTAACTGATTCACCACCATTATGCCATGTTGTTAATGGTTGGTAATCTTGTGTAAAGTGGAATGGTCTTTGTTGCACACGAGTATATCCAATTGATGCTTCGTCAGCGTGATTCGCTGATGCCATACCTTGCCACGCCCTACTTAAGAACAAATCACCAGTCGGTGCAGCGCATGAATCACCTTGTATCATCTTGTCATACGAATCGTTGAATGTTGCTGCGGTAGCGCCATACCTACCACCCGCTGGCAATGTGGCGAATACCTGTGCTTCAACATACGGCCCTGCATTTGCGGGTGCATGGTATCTGTTTGTGTTGTGTATGGCTTTGTTAATCCATGTCGTTGCACTTGGTATCCACCCTGTTTTGATTGTCTTTGGGACAAACCCACTAGTAGCACCACCACGACCAGGTCTGCCACCACGACGACCACCTATGGCTTCTGCCATTGGAGGTCCGTTTTGAAGCACATTGACTTGACTCCAAATGGCTGACATTCTATCACCATACCCATTGATTTTCAATATATCAGTTCGGGCAATACAAGATGTTTCAGATTCATGGGTCAATACAACAAAGTGTCCTTCAGCAGTTCCCTTCGGATAATTAGCCGCTGATGACCAACCATTGTTGTATGTTTCATGTGCGCCAGCAGATGTAAGAACTGGGTTCACTATACCATTGACTGGCGTACCTGAGGCATCAACGAATGATGTCCCAATGTTGCCTTTGATGATATTTGTCCCTGCGTATTTACCTATGTGGTTGTTAGCGTGGCATCCTAATGCTTTACCATATGGATTGAATCTTAGGAATGAATGCCACGCACCTAAACCTCGTGGTGCTAAATATGGACTCACCCCTGATTGGAGGTCAAATGTTGCCCACATTGGTAATGAACTCAATGGTGAATATGCCAGCCCGTTCCAACCAACCGAACCAATTGGTCGCTTCCTATCCACTGCATCGTGCAAACCATTGAAGTGAACATGTGTTGATGACATTGTTTCTGCCAACCACATCAATTTGTCCCCATAAATATCTAATTCTCCCCGATTACGCACTACGGCTTCTTGATGTTGTTCTGCAGATATACCGTTGTCCCATCTGTGATTACCAGTTTTTGTGTTAATGAACATATAGATTTCTTCGGCTGATGCTGGGTCAATTTGCATAATGGCACAATCTAAGAACCGACCACCAGGGAATGTTATTCCTTGTGCCACACCACCTGTCAATGCTTGTTGCACACCACAATCCAATGTTGGATTTTCCAATGTTCGTAATCCTGTTCTGTGATTTACTCCCAAATAGAATGAACGGTCTGCACCAGTGCTTATAGTGTCGGTATCAAGATAAGATGACACACCACCATAGAAGAAGTACAATCCCATATTGGCAGCGTTGTATGCTTGAGGACCATCGTTTCGTTCAACCCCAGACATTGAAGTATAATCTCCACCTGTTGTGTATTCGCTTAACCACCCAATTGCTTGCATTCCATCTTTTGACCAAAGACGGCCATAACCAACAAACGGCAAACACGGTGGAATGGTGAATCTGTCAGTCGGACCGATTGCGATTGTCATGCTTGTCTGGCTGGGGTCTCCTACCCAATGGCTTCCCGTTGTTGGGTCAATTCCTACATTACCTCCAAACATGTAATTGAGATGGTCAGGTCTGTCGTTTAATCCACCAGGTCCTGGTGCGCCAGCCGTTGGGTCAATCGGTAGTTTAGCCCATGCCGTTTTATCTTGTTTGTGTGCATGTTGGAATGATGGTAAAAATGTTCCACCCAATGCTTTCAAGCCAGCATGACCTGGATATTCATTGACTGCCGTTGCTATGATGGTTGCTAATTCTTCAGCGTTTTGTACACGAGTTGCATCAATGACGATTACATCTCTATCAGCGTGTCCCAATGTCCCTGCGCCCCAATCATCTTCGGTCAATGCCCATGTTCCACTATTAGGAGCACCAGGTAATGTGCTGAGCAACGGTGCTGCTACACGATACATAGATGCGTTATCACCTACTCTTATTGTGTTGCCCATCATAAAATCCATTTGCTCAACCCAGGGCATAGTTCTATATCCAAAGTGAATTGGGTTTCGTTGCACACGGTCATCTAAAAAGTTAGCACCAGGTAAGAATCCACCATCCATGTGGCTGGCAAAATCTTTCAGATGGGCTTCTTTTGTAGTAAATGCATGGTCCTCTTGAATACCATAAGGAGGATGCAAATTGCCAGCAGTGTTTTGATTAAATTGACTAGTGAACCATGACTGAGTAATTGGGTTGTGCGGGTGTGCATATCCTGTTGAAGCAATAGACCACAACACTGGAGTCACTGATGGTGCTGAATGTGGCAAACTGCGTGTTGGATTGAGATTTTCTCTTGGGTCGTTTCGTGCAAAGTGGTCATTAAGATGCAAACCATAGTTGGCTTCTTGATTGTAAAACCATTTATTTGGGTCGCCTTGTGCAGGTTCCCACCCATCGTGGTGTTGCCATTCAGCATGATTACCTGCCATGAATCCTTTAGTTCTCGGTAAGAAACCTGTTGTTGGGTCTGCCCAACCATAATCACTAACTGTGCTATGTGGGGTAGTCCATGTGGCGTTAGTTCTAACTGACGGGTCATTTGGTAAATACGCATACGCTGGCGTTCCCATGTAAGCATATACACCACCTGCCAAATCCATTATTCCATTTGGATAACCAGGTACTGTGCCGAATGTGGTTGGATACAATGTAGGTTCGCCCAAATCTCTTGAAAACAACGCGCTCAATGAAATCGCCACAGATGGTTCATACATTGTCGCTACTGACCCACCCCCCTTTTCTGGTTGGAACATATGCGGAACAGATTGACCAGGTCCGAATATCACATATGTGGTTTGATGATTGCCTTCAGACATTTGAGGGTCTATGTCATCATATCGTGCAAATGGATATGCGAATCTCAATACTACTGGTGATGGTTGTGTTTGATATATCGTACCGTTTGATGTACCATTAGTGTATGTTTGAGCATCTCCTACAATCGGCACATTCCCTGCTGACCCCGCCATATCTGCTGGCAATACAATGTCTTTGTTAGGGAATGGCGATACTGCTTGACCTTTATGTTGGTCAAGATATGGAGTGCCAGGGAACATGGCTAAGATGGCAGTGGTATCCAATATAGCATGTGAACCCATAATTTCACCAGCGTTTTGGATACCCGCTGAACCCGTAGGACCTGCTGAATATGGGTGAGTGTACATCTCGGTGTAATCGTTTTGTGTCCCATCATTGATGTCAAATACCGCACCACTAAAGCCACCACCAAAATACAACGGCACTGTATGGTCTATGCTATCCTTTGCACCTCTGAAATACAAGATTGGTTTAGCAGACAAAGATGATGCTGCATAACGGTTTCCTTCAAACTGTTTGTTATATGGAAACTTCTGTGCAATCCAAGTACGGGTATTGTCAGCGACTTGATTGACACTAACTGTGGCGTTATTGCCACCACCTTCTATCTTCAATGTTGTATTCAATCGGGTATTTATTCCAAGACTAACTACACCAGTTACTGCAGTAACTACGCCACCACCACCCACAGTTATCGTTACTTGTGCAACAAACTTGTCGTCGTTATCCACCAATCTGTAATTTCCAGCAACATATCCAGTACCTTCAGCGATTACATCTGCACCCATGAACTTACCAACATGTGCAAATGTTTGGAAGTTAGAAGATTCATTTGTCGTTTTGAGTGTGGGTTGTTCCTCATCCACTTCAGTGGTACTCATAATTCGTGCAAATGCGTGTTGATGTTGTTGATTCATCATTGTTGCAGCAGCGCCTCTATTGGCTATACCAACTCCCAAATCAAGTGCGTATGGCCATAACTTGTGATAATGTCCTTCAGACCATATCGTGTGCGGTGGGACATATGATACATCTTCAGATAGTTCTGTTTGACCACTGCCACTGATGGTGGCAAATTGTATGCTAGGACCTGGTGATGCACTAGTACCGCTTCGCTCAGTTTTCAATCGGCCAACAGGTCCGAATTGGAATGCTTGATGCAATCCATGATATGTTACTGTAGTGTCAAATGGCCAACAATGCACAGTCCATTTTTCAGTGGCATCTTGACCATTGTTAGGTTTGCCCATAATTGTTGATGGGTTGCTGATGTTTGGTGAAATCAAATCTCCTTTGATGGCTCGCTTCTTCAATCCCTTTAAGTTGCGTTCCCAATCATTTGTATTGATTGGTTCATTGGCACTGTTCACAATGCGTGGAGATGGTTTGTTAGCGTTTGTCCCCGTATATGTTGTATGCACATTCAATACGGTCTTTGGGATATATCCACATGGGACTGTCAATCCTTTGTCAATCATTGCGTTATGCGCCCCGACTGTTTCATTCCCTGATTGTTTCATTCCCACTGGTTGAGTATAAGATGTTGGAGGTGAACCCCATCCAGCGTTGGTGGCTCTGTGTGTACCCAGCCTTTTGTCCCCTCTCATGTGGGCTTCCAATATGCCATAATCACGATGTAGTTCAGCGCGGAATAATCTATTCAACGGCACATTTTCATTTTCTGGTTTGAAGTATTGAACATGGATTGCATCTTCAGCGATGCCCCAATCTCCGAATGTTTTACCATCAGATGCATACATTTCTCTGCAATCAAAAATAGAATTATCTGCGTTGGGGTCATCAAGATTGATTGCATGTGCCACCGCAGCAGCGAGCAATTCATCAGTTACTAAGCAAGTCCAATTTGGTGCTGGGGATATACACACTGGTGCTAACCTGTCCGTGTTAGCCATCGGACCTATTTGGGGAGTCGCCCATGACACCAATTCGCTTGGAATGTTTTTACACCCAAAGAATGCGTGTCGTGTAGCAGCACCTGGTGGTATTCTTTCGTATGTAGTTCTAGATTCATATGAAATGAATTGACCTGTTTTACCGACTCTATGCTTGGCACTATCTATTGGGGTTGTAATTTGAATGATACCGTTTGTTTTAGGGAATCCCATGAACCCTAATGCATCAACTCCATTCGGTATGTCGTGCCATATCCCTCTGTTTTGATGGGCGAATGAACCTGTTGTTGTCCCTTGAGATAATTGTAATGTTCCTGTTGTCGCTGCTGGTTTGTCAATAGTCACTGCGTATGCTGCTACAGGTGCTTTGACCGTGTTCCATCGGCTACCACAATATGCTTCATTGCTCACACCTTGAATCTGTCTTGTTGTTTCTAACGCTGCTTCCAATGCCCCTGCTGGGGTTATGCATTCTTCACCAGTAACTATTCGGCCACCTATGTCGCCCTTTCCTTTCATGTGCTTTCCGATGGTGAAACCACCTTGCGACACATCTTTGTCGTTAATCCATATTACAATCTCATTGTCTAATGTTGGTGGTAATGTGCTTCGCTCGTCAGCAAACTCTTTGCCATATTCTTTGTACAATATACGGATACGGTGCTTTACTCCACGATGGTCCTCAAGTTCCACTGCATAAATATCGTTTTGGATAAAATCATATTTTTCATCATTTGGGACATGTGCGGTTGTTTCCGTAATGTCATTATGAGATGCAGTGTATATTTCATGCGCCCGTGCGTTCTTGCCACTTTCACCGAATCCCCATTTACCCAAGTCGGGCGACCATCCAGGTATGCCTGTTGCAGTCAATCCACCAAAGTTAATACGGCCTATTGCACTTGTTCCTTTTCGCAATCCTTGTATCACTGATTGTTCATTTGGTGTAGTTGATTCAGTTTCCATTGTATTGGATGACGCACCTCCGCCTGAAATGCATGTATCTTCTAATGACACTTCGCCTTCGTTTTCAAACTCGGCTGGTGGAACTGAATCACCATTGGTTGCTATACCCTTTGATGGTTTGCTCGTTGCGACCAATTCATGTAATGTTGTAATTGGTGCAAATGGCTTTCCATGTTTATCAATTGGCATCGGTGCTGGGTGCATACATTCATTCCATAACTCATCGGGTTGGCAATAGTAATCACGGAATCTGCCACCATGCCCTATCAAGAACTGTGGCGAATATACAGATTGGCCTTTGCTATTATCTAACCATGCACAGAAATTACGACCAGTCGCACCAGGTATTGTTGAGTGGATGACAATTGAGTATCCTGAATTGCCTTTGCTATCTTCAACTACACGACCCAAATGGGCGCGAAGGTATCCCATGTGCGAACCCCTGTCAAATGAAACATCGGCATCTGCATGCCAAAATGGAGATGGGTCAAATGTTGAACCAGTGACTGCGTAATCTGCTTTGATGTGTGCATTAGCAGCGTCATCATTATCAACAGTAATTGCAGGGAATTGCGTGTTTGGTTTGCGAATGTTAGACCTACCGTTCTTTGCACCCGCTTGATTGACAAGTCGCACTACTTCCTTTGCAGCGGCTTCAATGTTTGTAATACCTTCTTTGATGCCCACTTCACCCAAATCAATTGTCAATCTTCTGGTGAAATCCATGTCTTTCCAATGGGGTGAATCATACACATTACCTAATGGAGTTCTGATACCAAACATTGTAGTAGGAACTGGATTTGGTGTAGCACGAATACCTTTCAAACACAAATATGCAGGAATAACTCTTGTCCCGTGTGGTGTGTCAAATGTGGTTTGTGATATACGATGAGATTCTGCTTTTGCCTGTGGTTCGGGATGCCATGTATCAATTTGCACTGCACCTTCCCAGATATAAGATGGTGAATACTTTGTATTGTAATGTAATGTAAAATCGTTTGCATAATAGTAATTGTATATCCCATTAGCAAATGCAAAGGGTGAATGCGAAAGTGATACCGATGCATCTTCAGTTCGTATTGGTCGCCTATCAGCGTTTAAGACAAACGATTCGTGATAATTCCTTAGTGCTGCTTTTTCCAATCTCCAATAATCCATAGCATTTGCTAATGGGTCAGATGAATCTGTCCTATCAATCATTAACAAACTAGGGTCATCGTGTGAATATGCACCTTCAATAAATGTTGAGCGCATAATAGATGAGCGCACTCTGACTGTGGGATTGCTATAATCGGGGTATGATGCGTAGTCCATTGAACCACCAGCAACTGCAGTAAAATCAATTGGCACTTTATGTCGTTGTTGAGAATGATGACCATTTGCTACATCCAGATTCTTAATCTGCACTGCGTCGGGGTCAGATTGAACTTGCATGTGAATATCGTGGAACGAAATGAACTCACGATTGTGAAGGACATCGTATAACAATACACGGGCATGGTCATCGGTGCATAGATACGGGTCAATGAAAGCAACAGTTCGTTGTACGCCATCACCTAATTGACCACCATTTATTAGAACGGTTTGATTCACATGCTGAGCAAAGTTTTCAGCAGTTTCACGACAATTGTTGCCAATCAAGAAGTTCTCCATTGGTATGCTTTCACGGGGTTTCAATCCAAAATTGCCTTGCCCTCCGTTGAACATCGTGTGTACTTCTAATGGGTTCAACACACCACGACTTTTGCAGAACATACCATCAATCGCATGTGGGTTGGTGTAATGCATGTTCATCCAAACTGTATCGCCAACACGCAAACCACCTTGAGCATATGGGCGATTCCATTTGTCATTCAAACACGCAGGGAACATGCGGTCATTATTATTTGCAGTGTGTAAATATGCTGGTATCCCTAATCCTATTACTTCTAGTTCATCGTATTTTTGAATGTCATTCCCTGCGCCAAATGTGGGCGTAGCACCGTTCACCCATCTGTGTATTTGGATGACGACTTCTTTATCTTCTTCTGGGTCAAATGTTGATGGAGATAATGGGAATGAATATCCATGATATAATTCATTTGTTCTAGTGTTTTTAATCTTCCAAAACAATATCCCACTGTTAGCAACAGGTTTCATTTCACCCCACAATGTTGTAGCACCATGTCTTGGGAATGAATCACCATTGCTAACAATGACTGCGCTGACAGGCCCGTTAAAATCCTTCACTTTACCGTTCCAAAGGCCATTTTCCATCTTTGGTAAATGTGGGTTTTCACGAGGACCTGATTTGAACTCAACAGCACTAGCATAATGTTTCAATCCGTAGTCAATGTTGCCACCTTGCGTTTGCACATTTGCTCTATCATAATGATTCATTGAACGGAACTCTTGGCCTTCAGCCGATGATATTCCAAATCCGTCAGCCAGCAATGGTGTGCCTGATTGGTATGGTTCAGTTCCAATTGGAGATATGCCCGTTCCAGATTCTAATGATGCAATGAACTCATCTGACATTGCACCATCACCTAGTGCGATAACAAGGAACTTGGCAATCCTATCAACATTGTAGTAGTATGCCCATTCACCGTTGTCAAGCATCACTTTACGCATACCTAATGTGCCTTGTACGCTTGTGTTGTCTGCGCCTCTTGCTTTTGCATCTGGGAATATATCTGGATTTTCCACATACAATATCAGTGTTGATGTTGCACCAGAACCATATGCTGGTGTAGGAGTTAAGTTCTTGACTTTGTATGCTGAGTGAGTCAATGTAGTTCTCATCACTTGCTTTGTGAATGAATGGTTATACGGACCTAAAGCAACGGTATCCCCTGCTGGTTTGTATGCGCCCAATCTTATACCAACGGGGTTTGGTGCATATGTATGTGCAGTCATGGTTGCATCAAGTGTTATCTTCATGCTATTGTCAGGACCTGGGAATGTGCGTGTTTCACGGTTCTCAAAGAATTGGTCGGGGAATAATGGTATCTCAACCAATGCACGGGTTGAAGCGTATTGTGTGCCAAGTTGGTAATCATGTTGCACACTATCTAATGATTGGAACATACGGTCATTGACTGTAGTACCATCTGCACACTGACCTTCATCACCAATCAATGGGTCTGACACAATCAAACTACCAGCGTTCAAACCAACGGCAGTCATCCATTCAGTGAATGTTTCAAACGCTTCTCCATTAGCACCTAAGAACCATCCATTTGCAGTGTTTGTATCTGTTTGGTCAAATTGGAATAATCCACCAACAATATCAAAATACGCTGCTGATGCACCGCTTGGCAGATATATTCGTGCGGTTGGATTACCTGATGCGCCACTACTTGGCGGGAAGCAAATATGTCCCCAACTCGCTAATGATGATGAATTGTTATTCAACGGGACTACACCGAGCGTTGCTGGATTAGTACCAGGACTAAAATTAGAATATGAAATCGTAGCACCGCATGGCCGTCTTGTGTTCCAACCAATCCGTGCTAATGGAGATGGGTCATATGTCGGTTTTGTGTCTTTTGCACCTTGACCTACACCACCTAACGATACAGTCACTACAGGTCCGCCAGGTGTAATCTCTTTGATAGCGTGTGAATCTGGTGAACCATCACCTTGATAATTTGTCATGCTTGACCGAATATCGTGAACTAATCCATCACCTTTGAGAATCAATGTCCGACCACTGCTTGTTTTACCATCTTTGAACTCGGATAATTTACCACGACATTGCATGTATTCAATTGAAACAAACAAATGGTTTGCTGGGTTTTGGGTTTTACCAATGAAGTTAGCCAACTGCATGGTTCGGCCTTTGTTTGTTGGTTGGATAATCAAGATGTGTTCTTTGTTGTCTTGCCAATTATCAATTATGTCAAACAGTTCGTATAGATTGGAAGATTGGTTGCTTGGCGACTTGTCAAACACACCAGAAGCATTTGATGTCGCTTCTTGCATCGGACTCATTGTGAATGTGCTGGGCGCACTTTCAACGGGTGGGTCAGTTGTTTGAGCAGATGCTGATTCAGATGAACCGCTTTGAGATGGTCTAACAATCAATTTGTGGTATCTTGATTCGTGGTCGGCATCAGTAACATGGGATGCAATGATACCTTGTGGCAATCTAATCGGTGAATCTGATGGGTTTTGTGGTAAGTAATCATCGGCCAAATTAGCAGTATCCAATTCCAATTCATATGTCGTTCCACCTGTGTTATCCCCGACCAATCGGTGCGGTTCAAATGCTATACTACCAAGACCTAAATCTTCATCACTTAACCGAATGACACCACCAGGTGAATGTAATGTAGTGCCAGCATACAATGATTCGTGAACCCATTGTGCTACGGTTTTACCACCAATTGTTTGCTCAGCACTCGGAACTGTCTTTGTGATACACAATGTAGCACCAGCGAGGTCATATGTCACTAACCGATTTGCTGCTGCAAGTTGAGCAATGAATGATGCTGTTATGCCACCACTAAATACCAATTGGTTGCCAGCGTAATCAATAGTCGCAGTGTCTGTCCCTATTGAATCTGCAGCGCGTATGTTGTTGCATTGGATGTAATATGCATCCAACTGTTGTGTATCTGCGCCAAAGGTTTGCACCATACCAGCGCTCAATGGTAAATTGGGCGCTGCATATGCACCAGTAGTGATGCCCAATGCTGCGTTGTCTAATGTTGCACCTGTCAAGTCAATAGCATTGTAATGCATCTCAACATATGGGAATGGGCAACTACCACGCGTTTCCAATATGGCCACACGGGATTCATCTTCAGGTGTTAGATGTATGTTGTATGAATCATATGTTCCATCTTCATTGATGGAAGCATGACCTTTGAGTAAGAACGGTAATGGGTTGAAACCTATTCCGCCAATACCAATGATTTGTCTTTGTGTTGCATCAATATGTGCCATACCGTTCTCTTTCAACTGTGTAGGTGTTGATGATGATTCGGTTGTCAATGCTGAACCAATGTATGCTTGGCGGTGCATATCCAATATCGTGCCGATTGGTAATTGCTCACGCAATCCCATACTGCCACCATCAAAATACGCAGCGAATGTATCTGAATCACCATCCAAATTACGATTCACAACTTCTTCAACGGCTGGTGGTAGCACCCGCAAATACGGATGCCCTGCCACATGTGAAAACATATGGCGACCCGTATGGCCAGCCTTATGCCCTTCTTCTTCAAATGTGCCACTAAATCCGTATGGATTACTACCTCCCCGTGCTATCTCACGGCTAAATATGAATCCATGATTACCATTGACTTCATCAACCACCATTTGCCCAGTTCTGTCAATCACCTGTGTCCCAAGATTGGGCGCAAGGTATGGTTTTCCTGTTGATATATCAAGAACTGAATCAGAATTGATGACAACCATTTGACAATCGTCTTGAGCGTGGGCGTGTAATACACCACGCAATGCACCATTATCACCAAGATGTATGCTTGACACACCGAGTACGCTTGTCCCTGATGTTGCGTTGTATGTGATGCTTAACAATCGCATACGCTCTGGTGGTGATGTAGTGTATGGCAATCCCGTGCGAGCATTGGTCGCAGTTGGATTCATAATGATGTTAAGTGGAGTATGCTTGATTGGCGTTGGGTATCTTGTTTCGTATGTCCCGTTAGAATATGGGTCGGTTGTCAAATCATATGTTGTGTTTGTAGTTGGTGCAGTTTTACCCGTTAGATATTCAACTAACGGTTTCACATGTTCTGTACGAACCTGTATGTTTGTGTCGTTGGGACTTGTATTTGTTCTAAGTGGCATTACAATCTGTGGCACTTCAACGGGTTCTTCAAAACGCCATAGACCAATCGTATCGCCCGATGAAATTAACGGCAATGGTCTGATGCCACTTTCATTGTATCCTCTGCGCCAATGCACCCCTTCAATGACACCACGATATTCACCACCTTTACCACCGATGTATAAATTGGCGGTGGATACCGCCAATCTTGACGGCTTATCCAATTTTTCAGATGCTACCAATTCGCCATTGACATACAGTTTGACTTGTTGCCCTGTGAATAAACCAACGACATGAAGCAATGGTCTGTTGTTGCTATTGGTTGCTATTGGTGTGTTGAGCGCACCATTGTATTGATTGAATGAACCAAACAGTTCGTTAGAATGAGATGGATACACGATACCATCCCACCCATCGTGATTGCCAGCAGTGATGTGTGGAGATGCCGATGACACCGTAATGGATTGGCGACCCGTTTCATCATCGTGGACTTCAACGGTGAATTGTGCAGGGCCTGGTGTCCCAACGCTTCCAATGCTTAATTCAAACAATCCCTTTTTGGAAGCAATGACACCACCGCAATCTGGTATGACCCATGCTTCAATCGTGAATGCTTTGCTGACTTTCGCGCTGGATACATGTTCGCTATTGGTTTGTGAATCTCCTATCGCAGACCCATATGATTTACCACCGCTACCTGGTGTCCCCGTGTTAGCAAAAGCAGATGACGGAACAACAACACCATCACTTACGCCATTGAAAAATAGCGCATGACTTGTTTTGCCTATCACCGTCATCGTATCACAATCCCACAATCAAGTCAATCGGTTTGAATGTCAGTTTGAAGGGATAGAATGTATCCCCCGCTGAATAATTGAATGAGAATGCGGATACTGTGCCACGAATGCCCGTATAGACATCTTGTGAATTGAACTCAACTGATGCTGGATTCACATTGGCCAATGAACCTTGATGGTCAGCAGGACTCAACCCAGTCACTAGAATGAAATTGCGAGCCGTCATGTTGCCACCCGCTGCTTGAACAATTGAGTTGTATGGGATTTGGATACCCACGATGTAATCATCAGATGCACCAGCCGTTGGGTCAAGTTTGTTGAAGTCCGTGCTAATGGCTGACTTCTTTTCGTCATTGGTATCCAATTGGAACATCTCACCAACTGCACCCATGACATTGCTATTCGCCACATTAGCAATGAGGTCTTGCACTTTATCACCAGCGGAACGGCATGTGTTTGCAGTGCCACCTCTAAATGTCAAAAACGCTGGTGCTTTAACTGCTAACTGATTTGTTGTGTTGGTATCACTGATTGTATCCCAAAATGTGGGCGTTCCTGAGTTGCCATTCTTCCCCACTACAATCTGTTGAATATCAACACGGCCTGTCCCCAATGTGGTATTCATACCGTTTGATACAGATGCAGAAAACGCAGCACCCAAATGTTGTGAAGCAGCGGTTGTGTTGATACCGATTGCATTGGTTGTGTTGTTAAGAACTGTCTTGAGTGTTTCAGCCACCCACGCTGCTCTTGACGGAAATCCCGCACCAGTAATCGCAATGTATGTGTTGGTGGATAAATCAAGGTCTATGCTAACAACACCACCAGCGTATGTATTACCACCACCTGTGTTGATGAACTTGAATGTAATGCGTTCTCCACCACCCAATCCTTGTTGGTATGAGGTTCGTAAGTAAAACGGTTTGTCAATGATGTTTTCAATAGCCACTTCACCACCATCTTCAACAAAGTATATGCTGGTTTGAACATTAGCATCACGAACATTTGGGCGTGTGAAATCAATGAATGCAGTTGATTTGGCAGGTGATACATCACTAGATGTGCAATCGTCATCGCGAGCCATTCCATCAATGGATATTTCAGTGGCAACTGCGTTCAAATCTGCGCCAAACCTTTCACCCAACACGGGGATTGGTATTGCTGCTACGCTACGACCAACACTGAATTGGAATGCTTGCGCTTCAAGACTGATGATTTTACCATTGCGTTGAATGAGTCGGATTGGAACTGCCATTAGAACCACGACCCCAACGATTTCATTTGCTTCTTGGCGAATCCAACCATCATGTGTTGCATCTTATTTTCCAACACATGGCTTATATCTTCAGCCAATTGCATCTTTGCTTTTTCACTGGTAGCCAATACGCCACCAACATCAACATTGATGTTGAATGTATTACCATGTTGTTGCATTGTGTGAGATAACATATCAACCATACGCTTCAATGTAGCATCACTGTATTGCGCTCCAGATAATTTAACGGGAACATTGCCACCCTTCAATGGAATAACGGCTTCAGGTCCTGCTTCACCAATCATACCGAGTGTTGGTGCATTGACTAAACCACCATCGGCAAACATCTTCATCTTCTTTGGGAACGGACCGAATGATTTACCACCGATAGCAGGAACCCAATCTGGAATACTCATCTTTGGAATGATACCTGCAATTTTACTGTTCCATAGACTGACTACACCGTTAATTGGCATCTTGATGACTTTCATAAATGCGTCTTTCAATTTACCTGGTATGGATTTGATGCCCTTCCATAGACCTACAAAGAACCCAATAATTTTGTTGATGATTGACATGAATCCATCTCGGATTCTTGTTATTCCATTTACGAATGAATCTTTGATTTTCCCAGCAAATCCTGCAATCTTACCAGGGATTGATGCAAACCAATCCCAAACACCGCTGAAGAAATCACCAATAGAAGTCCAAACATCACCCATCCATGACCAGAAACCATCCCATTTTTCACCAAACCATTCACCGATACCAACAAACAAATCAACAACCCAATCCTTTGCTGCTACAAAGAATCCGACAATCTCATCCCAGTATTTGACAACAAGTGCAATTATCATAACTGCAAATGCCACCACTATAATGATTGGTAATGATAAGAATGCACCAATCCATGCTACACCAGACAATAACCATAGTGCAACAAAGGCGATAGCACCGAGAACAATAGTCCACCATCCACTGACTTTACCAGTAACGATTGCCCAAAACAACCCGATACCCGCAATAATCAGTGTGATTGGCAACATCACTGTTGCTACAAATGATGCACCTATGACACCAAACCACGCCAATAACGCAGTTACTCCCGCCATAAGAACTACACCAGCGCCAGACAAAGCAATAATCAAACTGCCCGTCTTTGCTTTCAACCATTTGAATATACCAACGACACCGATGATTGTTGCTACAAGAATACCAACAGGCGCACCGAATATCAAGAATGCTGCTGCACCAGCCGCCAAAGCAAGACCTAACACATGCACCCCACCAGCCAATCCTGACTCGCCATCTTCACCAGTCATTACAATTTTGAGTCCGTTGAGCAATTCCCCGATAATAGGTATGTCAGTCAGCCACCCCATCAATGGACTGCTAACATCTGCAAATGCCAATGCCAATGCCAATGCACCAATTGTCAGCAATGCGAAAATACCGAATAAGAACAATACACTACTTGTCAATGAAAACAACGCTTTGCTTAATCCTGTTGTTCCTTTACCTGCTAACTGTGCAGCACCGCCATACTTGGTCATCATTGCCGTCAATTTCATCATTGTTGTCCCACCAGCATCTTGTTGCTGATTTTGTTGTTGTTGTCCTTGTGTAGTTTGATTTTGTGCTTTGTGTAGTTTGGTCAAACCACCAAACAGGTTTTTGATTTGAAGCACTTGTTTGATGACGGGGGCATTGTGTATCGCCTTTGACATTTTGATTTGTGCCTTTTCAACTACACCAAGACTGACTCCTTGCTTGTCAAGTTCCATACGCATGTTCTTTGCGTCTTCTGTTGCTTTTGCAGTATCAGACATTCATTCACCTCCGTCAATCTTCAAACGGGAAGGGGTCGCCCTTCCGCTTTGTTGATGCTATGTCAGTACCGCTTTTCATATCACTGTTCATCTTATCCATTTCTGCTGCTTCAATCTTCTTTGCTGCAGCGCCCCATGCTAATGACATTTCAAAATGTTCTGGCGACATAGCCAGCACTTCAGGTATGCTCATTTTGTAATGAGTGGCAACAAAGTATATTGACGAATCAATGGCCATTTCTAACGACTGTTCCCCTTTTCCTGACATGAAATCGTACACATCGGTTATTCTTCGTTGCCAAGACCTAAAGGGCCTGAAAGCAAATCAGTAGGTTGTGGCAGAATTGCAGACAATTGAGAGCCGACATATGAATTAAGACCCAACAATTGGGCTTTGCTTAATTGGGGTTGGGTGGATACAATGCACTTATCATACATGTATCTCCAATACCCTGCTAAATCAATTTCCACTTCACCGCTTCCACTAATGTGGATAAACGATTTAATGGCACTTTGCATATCCAAAAACGACAAATCACGGGTTTCAACCATCATCACCAGATTCGGGTCATCTGGGTCAATTGAAACGCTATGTGCGTTTGTTTTGCCGTTATTCAATAATTTACTTATGTCGCTCACAATCTGTGGCTCACTGTTCTTCTCCTTCTGACTCACTTACTTCACCTTCTTGGGTTTCTTGTGCAACTGCCGATTCATCGGGGGTTGCGGTATCCTCTTCAGCAGCCGTTTCAACGGGGGCTTCGGTGGAATCTGATTCATCATCCGCTGTTAAACGGGTAATGAGTTCGGCCTTTGTACCTGATACGGTAAGACCTCGTTCAGCACACAGTGCTTTTAACTCAGCAACGGTCATTGACGCGTAATCTTTGAGTTCATCTTGGAATGGTTCTTCGCTTGGCGCAGCATCTTCTGGGTTGAATGTTTCTTCAGCCGCAGTTTTCTCAGCAAGGATTCGTGCTTCTTCGGCCAATCGTTCTTCTTCAGCCAATCGCGCTGCTTCACGCTCTTTGGCCATTTCTTCTTGACGAGCCTTTCTTGATTCGGAGTTCGGATGCATACTAAATCTTGCCATATTTTTTCACCTCAACAATGGAACAGTGTGTCAATGGATTTCACTGACATGTGTTTTGGCATGATTTTACATTCAGTACGAATCACACCCTTATCTTCGGGGATTGGTAGTGGTGCTTCAGTGAGAATGTAATCGTCAATTAGTATCTCAATCTTTTCACGGGTTGCACCGCTTCCCTGCTTTACGAGTGTTAATGTGATTGGTGCGACATAATCGCGTGATTTAGCGAATCGCAACTCATCCCATAGCAACGGGTCGTCAATGATGACTTCCATTGACAACTCATATTCCATTTTACCTTCAACGGCATATGTGGCCATACGAGTTGCAGCGTATGGGATTTGGTCGGTAGTGTCATTCATTGCGATATCTGCGCCACGAATGACAAAGTGTTGCATGGTGTTGTTTTTACCACTAAGATTGAACTTGGTTGCCCGTGCAATCGTTTGGCCGAATGCAGTGATTTCACCGTTGTAGTATAGATACGGCTTTTGTGTGTATGGTGCAATACCCGCAATCTTTCGCTCAGCAACACCATTGCCTGTGTTTTCAAACATACGATGTGCGGTGTATCTATCACCTTTGTTTGATGCTTCTTTGCGACCTGTATCTGTATAGACCTGTAATGCATCAAAATTGACGGTTAGTTTAACTTCCGAATCTGCATCAGCAGCGAGTGCAAAGTCTTTCACTTTGCATCCTTTGAATAGACGGGTCAATGTTTTAGCGTCATTAGCGCTACCTGGTGATGCTGCTACTGCATCGGGGTCTTGTGAATAAGAACCGACATTTCGTGTGCGGATTGATGTTTCAATTGCGAATGTTGGTAAAGTCCAATTGCTGAATAACAATCTTTCAGTTGGGTTGGTAATGTTGAGTGTGTCTTTATTCACATCAGGTCCGTTGGCTGAAGTTGTACTGTATCGTAATACACGAACATTCAACCCAGATGCATGTGAGAAACACAATGGGTCATCCAACCATAGAGTTTTAGTTCCTCCATCACTTATTGCGACAACCCTTCGGATTTCATTTGTTTGTGTATTCTTGTATTGAGTGGAACTGTATTGCGACCATGTGTTTGCAGGTCCGATGTCGGTTGGCAAATCGTATGTCGCAGTATCTTCAATGACAATGTAATCACCGACTAAGATGGATGCTGCTGATGTAATGTCAATGTATGCATCCCCTTGTGTACTAGCAGCAGTAGTTGTGGTGGATGCTACGGCATATCCCGCACCTGGCGCTCTGATTGCTTCACCACCCAAACAATAGTAAAGCCATCGTGGGCTATTCATCATCAATTCAAAACTGCCACCTTCGGTGGTTTGTTTCCCTGGGACTTGCACGACAACATCACGGCCAATACCAACTACATGGTGTCGCTTCAAATCATTCTTGATATCTGGTAGTGTTGCAGTAGCCGCCAATCCTAAGAATTGGTCGGTGAGAACTGACTCATCACTTTGGTCAGCGTTTGCATGATGACTCATGCCAACATCAATGGTTGGGCATGCTAACGAATGGATAAAGATTGCATCACCAGCAGCGGATGTCGCTGGTGATGATTTCAATGCTGGGCTGATTGTTAGAACTGTAGCACCTGAAGCGTTGGTGTTGCCAACAATGGTGAATATCTGACCATGTGTTGCATAATCGTCATCTGCAAAATTACCAGATGCAATGAATGTAATGGTTGAGCCGACCAATAATCCCTCTGGATATAGCAATTTATCGCTTTGCACTGGGGCATTTGATATGCCACCAGCGAATGTCAATGCACTTGTGTTTCCGCTAGTTGTGCTAGTCCATGTAAATGTTTGAGGTGAACCCGATGCGTGTCCCGCACTGTTGGCACTCCTCAAATACAATCCACTTTCGTGGCCAAATACTACTTCTGCTAAATCACCTTTATACACTGTGCTAGGCATGGCGCTCATTTAGTCCGAGTACATCACAGTTAATCATAGTTGTGTCAAGGAATGAACTCAGCGAATGTCACTACTTCAACCTGAAATGTATATCTCCACAGTTTCTTTGTGCGGTCTGATAGGTCAGTTCTGGTCTTGTAAATCATCCTATCAAAATTGACTCCATCACCTTTACGATTCAGGTGAATGATACGACGCACCTCGTTTTCCATTGCATATAGATGCTCACGGCTAACGGTGGTTCGCATATCAACGGTGATGTTCACACGGGTATTCACAAAGTCATAAAGCAGTTCTGGTTGTTCTTCATTGTGTGCAGTTTCATAAAATAACACTGCATCTTGACGAGTCAAATCTAAACGCTTTCCCCTTCCAGGTTCAACATTGGTAATATCATCAATCACGGGCTTGCGCTGATTGGTGTTAGCCCTGTTCCAATCCCTATCAAACACCGTTTTCAACAACGGTATGCTTTCTGCCCATGTTGCTACCATTACTTCACATCCTTTAGTTTGCTTCTTTCTAAGACCTTGATGTGTTTATCAACTACAGATGGCATAGTTGGTGCGAGAAGTTTTACCCGATTTTCAATGGCTTTAATTATGTCAGCAGGAGGTGGGTTGCCTGTGCTTATTTCTATGACTTGACTACCATTCCAATCACAATCATGGTCTGGTGTGTATGAAGATTGAGCGCGGGATTCATTGCGATAAAGCATATCCAACTTGTCCTTTTCAATCATTGAGCCAGTGGCTTTCAATTCTTTGTAGTGTGCAATTTGAGCATCCAATTCCTTTTCACGCATTATTACCACCTTCGTAATCAAATAGGTTTGGCAACTGGGGTTGTCCGAATTGGTCAAGTGTCATTTGGTCGGGGTCAATTTCAGGTTCATCTTCTTGATGCCCAAACACCTGTGCTAAATTGCTTTGAGATGCATCTGCTTCTTGTTGCTCTTGTTGCTCTCGTAATCGTTGTTGCTCGGCTTCCCACGCTGCCGTACGGTTGGCTTCGTGATTGCGTTCTTCTTCACGCACTTTAGGTCCCATTTCTCTTGGATTCATAAAGATACGACCCATGTTTTTCATACCACGCTTAAATCTAGTCCACTGAGATTCGGGTGG